CACATCAAGAATACCATCTTCATGTTTTTTCTGTCCAGTCTTTTGGTCAACAATATCCTTTCCGTAGAATTTCTCTTTAGTTAGCTGTTTCGCTTTTTTTAGTGCTGCATCTTTCTCCTTGCCAGTTAATGTATACGCCTTTTCTCGTAGTGCTGCAATTTCTGTATCAAGTTTTAGTGCGCGCTCCTTTGCTTCACCTTCCTTCTTTGAGAGGTCTAAGTTTTGCAAAGCTATTTTTGATGCTTCTCTTGCTTTCGGTATCATGCCAGTCAAAGACTTTGTAAGAGCATTCCCGAGTTCATTATCAGTAAACATACCAGACACGACAGAGACTGTTGCCTTGATACCTGCAACTGCTGTTTTAATCTGGTTAATAACATTTTTTCCAGCGTCTAAAAGACCTGTCCCCATTTGCGATACGCCCTCCTTAAGTGTTGTCCAGCCCTCGGATATTTCACCCGTTATGATTTGCCAAACGCCCTTAAAGATAGTGCCGAAGCCAACAACTAGGTTTTTTACTGCGCTAAATCCAGTCTTGAATGAGGTTACAAACGTTGAGATAAACTCACTGACAGCCTTATTTCCGCCCGTAAATGTCTTGAACAGATATTTACCGAAAGCAATGACAATATCCGTCACAGAACCCATTATGCTTCCGAAGAACGCAGACACCTGCGCCATAACTTTCTGTCCCTCGGCAGATTTGTTAAGCCACGTATGCACAGCCTTAAGAGCAAGAGCAATCGCACCGAGTATCATGCCAAGAGGCGTTGCAACGAATGCCATTGCAGCTTTTGTCATTTTACCAAAGTTCGTAATTGTCTTTGATAGAGGAATGCCCATTCCGTCTACCGTATTAGTCAGTGATGATAATGCTCCTTTAGCTCCTTCAACCTGTTTTGATGCGAAATTAGAAAGGCCTTGCCCAACAGATGAGAATTTATCCTTCAATCTGCCCCAAGTTGTACTTTGTTCTTCTACTTTTTGCGAAACGCCAGCACTAACTGCACCAAAGTTATTAAGCGTATCTTGTGCGCCCTGAGCTTGCTGTTGTAACTGCCCTAAATTCTCTTTCGCTTGTGTAAGTTGTACTTGCAGCGTTTGTATCTGCGTAGCTGCTTCAGAGGCTGATGACATATCCCCTGCCTTTACCGCACCTTGCATTATATTCTGCAAGTTCTGTATCTGCCCTTCAAGAGCAGATATTATATTTTTTTGCTCGCTGTACGCGGTTGTCGCGGTTGCTGCGGCAGAAGCATACGAGGCTTCGACATTCTTTAATCCGTTCGCTACATCTTGACTTTTCTGCTGCACCTCATCTGCACCTTCAACAATGTATCGTGTGCTTATAGTCTTGCTAATGTCGGCCATGCCGCTATCACCAGCTGCGGTAGATTTTGCACTCTCTTGTGACAGCCCTGTAACAGCGTCTTGGCTGCTCTGCAACGATGTTTGAAAATTCGCAAAAGAGTCACGCAATGCTTGCACTCTTTCAGCTGCTGTTCCAGCACCATTTACAATATTCTCAAATGTAGGTTGCGAAGATTGTGCCTCCTTGTACGCTTGTGTTAATTCTGTAATTTGAGCCTTTGCTTTCTTTTGTTCTTCGGTGAAGCCCTGTTGCTCATTTTTAGCAAGAGCTAGCGCATCTTTTGCTTCAAGCAAAGCATTCTTTGCATCTTCAATCTGCTGTTTGCCACCATTCTCTTTTGCTTCCGCATACGCTCTTGCATAATCTTCAACTGCTGACTTTATATCTGCAATGACTACCTTTTGCTGCTCTATTGTCTGACCAAGCTCAACAAATTGTGCCTTTGCTCCATTCAGCTTGTCACCAATTTCAGACAACGACATACCACTTGCCGCCTTTCCGAACTCATCTACCTGCTTTTGCAATGACGAAAGGCTATCGTTCATGCCTTGCACAACCTCGTTCGTTTTAGACTGCATGCCTGTTATGGTGTCAACCCATTGTTGCGCGCTTGTCTTTATATCATCTGCGTCAATCGTGGCACGAATGCCCAATGCGCCATCTATATCTTCTGCCATATATATTACTTACATTAAGGACGAGAAAAAGCTATTCCCGTTGTCGTTGGTTATATAATTCTTACTTGGTTTCTGTTGGCTGTTGTGCTGGTTCTCTGTTTCGTTTTCCTCTTCGTCAAGTGGCTTAATTCCAGGAATTGCAGCGTTAAGTAGTATAAGGTTAATGTAGCTCCGTCTGAACACAACTTCTTCGTAGCTCATTCGGAAGTACTTCATTATTCCCCCTACGAAGCCCCATGGAGAGGTGCTTCGTGAGTATTCATCGTCACTTGTTTTGCTCCTCTTAGGAAAATCATAGATTGAAAAAAAAAGGGTGCATTAAAACTTTGCGAGCAGAAAGAAATCACTTGTTTGTAGCGTTTCATTGTTGTATGCTTACGGATATACCAGCCAAGCAAAAACCTCGCAACAGACGAGCGGAAAACAGCCTTTACGACTATCTTTTGCAGCGTTCTTATGTCTTGATGCGCTGAAAGCATCTTCTCTATCGCGTTAAATCGGCCTTCAACTTCTAATTGCTTGCACTCTTGCACCTTTTCGCCAATCTCCCATATCTGAGCCAAGGTGAGAGGGCGAATGCGGAAAGGAATGAGTCCAAATCGTACCCAAATTGCCTTCTCCGCTAATACTGATGATGTCTTATTTTCTTGTTCCATAGGTGTTAATGAAAAAGCGGTAGCGGCCCAATGTCGCTACCGCTAAAAATATGATGGTGGGAATTTAGCTGTTCTTACTTACTGTTGAATGGTCGTGGCCTGTATTGCTGCTTGTTGAACCTGCGTTTGCCTTATGGCGTGCCGAAGGCATCTCCTCGCCAGTCTTAACATCGAATACAGCCTGTTTCGTGCATTCAATGTTGATGTTGGGGAAACCACTCTTACCAATACTGCCGCTCTTTGTAACAACGAGCTTCATGTTCGCCCACTCGAAGATGTGCGAGGGGAACTCATCTGTACCCTTTGTGGTAATTTGCACGGCATGATTTTGGAGCTTAAATTTAGGGTTTTCTACAAGATAGTCTTTGTCAGCTCCGCTTGCTGCGCCCTCCTTGAAGCCAAAGAAGAACATATATGCTTCCTTGCTCATGTCGTACACCTGAACAGTGAATCCCTCTGAGCCAGCATCGCTCTGAAGTACTGCATAATAATTGTCACTGTCCTCTACTTCGATGTTATTTGTAGAGGGTGCTTGGTCGTTGAAGCTAAGCGAGTCCTTAACAATCGCTTTCAGCTTAAATTCTTCCCAACTTGTTGGGAAGGGGGACTTTGCCCCAGCAGTATCAGCCGTAGGGCTGTCTACAAGAGGAGCAAATTTCACGCTCTCGATACCCCATGCACCTGATTTGTTAGCCATATCTTTTTCTATTTAATTCGTAAATGTTACTTGTACTCTTATATTTATGAAATGTGTGCCGTCATTGTCTTTGATACAGTTGCTGTCACTTTCGATATTATACCAAGCCCCACCGATTATAAGCTCGCGTTCATCGTCCTCTGTGTCTATATTACTACACGGGATAAGGCTGAATATGCGCTCACTCATTCTTTGCAGTTTCTCCGTGTCGGGCTGGCTGTCAGTCATGTCGCTTGCGTGTAGATTGATGTTCACGATGCAAGATGTGTTAACTGCTCTGCCGTATGATATATTCAGATAGTTCAGGCAAATGTAATCTCCTTCGAAGTTCGTAGGCTTCTCAATCTTGAACACTTGAATATCGTCAATGTTCTTCGAGATATACTTCGATAGGTCTGTGACGGCCTGCATTCCATTCATATATTACCTTTTTTGATGTCTTGTTTTAGTTTGCTCATCTTTTCGTCAATAGAACTTTGGATAAATGATATGACGTTGTAGCCTTTCGCCTCTACATAGCGCGCGTATCCCTTTCCAGCGACAATTACTATTTCCCATGTTGAGTTACTAATTGACATCTTTGAGATTGCGCTATTTGCGGCTTCTTCTCCATCTTCACTTCCTCTGCCATCGAAGCCACCTCTCACGACTTCTTTGCCTTGGAAACTGATTCTGAAGCCTATACTTCCTCGTAGACCGCGAGTGTGGTCATCATATCCTCCGCTTGCTCGTGACGGATACGTATCTCTGGCCATATTGCAAGCTTCTTCTGCGATTACTTGCAACTCACGCAATATACGCGTATCGGGTGCGGACTGTTCGCTTGCCAAATCACTTGAACCTAATTTACGCAAGACTTCGTCAAATCCAAATGCTTCTACAGCCATATCTTTAACCATCTACGCAAGGTAACAAAGCCTGATACCCTACACATCATGTCAATAGAGCCATCTTTTTTTGTTATCCTTACCTTTTCGTTCGCCTGCGGTATCAGCGTTATATCTTTAGGCTTTCGCATGATTACGAGATAACTGTAAACATAATCAGAACCGTCATTGCCCTTAATTTTGGCTGCTGACGAGTTCGGTGTTATGATACATTTACCGAGGTCTATCTGCTGTATTGTTTCAGTCGGGTTTAATTGTTTATCTTGCCCAACAACAACACGTTCGAGTATTATTTTATCCTCTAATCTCATATTGATATACAGCTAACAACATTTTCACTATCATCAGCAAGCACAAGGTCTGCGGATATTCCAGCATCACTTGCTATTGCTTGTATAGATTTTTCCAATTTGTTCACCGCATAAGTCTGCGATATGCCGCCTATGTTTTCCGCTGCGAGAACACGCAATCTTGACAAACATAACATCGAAGCAAGTGCAACACACTTCTTGCCTTGCAGCGTGTATTCTGTTTCGGGAGGATTTTCGCCAAAGCGTTCACCTGCATCAATAAGAGCCTTATCAATGCTATCGTCTGACACACTATATGGCTCAATAGTGGCCGCAACTGCTTCTCTGTTATTCATAACAACCTAAAAACAACAATGAATTATCTATTAGTTCGTCTTATCCGTTTCGAGGATATACAAATCTTCCTTGCCAGTGAATACGGGATTAGCCCACATTTCGTAGTCGATAAAACGGCCCTTGTCGCTTCGCCACATACCAACATGGTTGTCATCATATACTGAATAAACCTTATTGGGGATAGGGTCAATCGTTTCAAGGGGGTCAGAAACCTTAAGCACAGCTACATTGTCCGCGCACTGGAACACGACTCTGTCATCACGTGTCATGTTGATTGACGTGCCGTCTTGCAACAGGCTGTATCTATCCTTTTCGATTGTAATCTCAGGCAATAGAATTGTCTGCAAGTACTGATTTACTTCGTTGTAAGATACTCGTGCGTTATTGACTTCTACCTTGCCAAGTTTCAGTGTGAACACATCTTTGAGTTCCTTGGCCTTGCACATCTTGCGGAATGTGCGGATTGACATACGCATCTTGCGTACCACCTTGCCCTTAGAACCGAGATAGTCTACAATATCCTGAATATCGCTTAAAGGTGTTGCAGTTTCCGTTCCCCATGCTGCGACCTTGGCCTTGAAACGCTTAACACCAAGGTCGTATGTGTACGACACTGGCGACTTCTTGTTATTAGTTCCGTCTACGGTCTGCGTGCCGTTGAACAAGCCCTCAAAGTAGAGCATATCAATACGCTTGTGTGGAGCAATTACAGCCTTTTCGAATGGGTCAAACAGGAACTTGACGAGCTTGGCGTATTCCACCTGCTTTTGCTCTTGTGAGAATGTTGCTTCTTTGTCCTTGTAACGGCCTTCAAGGTAATAATACTGCTCCAGTCGGTCGTTATCCATCTGCCACTCGTCTGCGATGCGGCTCAGGGAACCCATCAACATACTTGCAGTTGGCATCTGGTGTGTGGGCTTCTCTGCGTCCTTTGCAATGATTGAACCGACCATTGCGGCAGCATATTCAGCGAGATATGCCTGATATACCTTTGCTGCGCAATATTCCACAGAGCGAATTTCACTCTTCCATTCTGCGATATAGGTAGAGTTCTTCATCTGCTCTTGAATAAAGCAGTCAAACCGCTTCGGCTTCTCAAGCTCTTTTATCAGTGAATCCATATATGTTCTTTTTTATAAGTTCTTTTATGTTACTTAATCTTGAATGCGTGACGCGAGGTTAATGCGGCCTTGATAGCATCGTTAATTGGATAAGGAAGTGTATCTTCCTCAATCTCGTAAGCCTGCAAGGTCGGGGTACAACTCTGCATTCCATCAAGTTCTACACTCGCATAATTAAGGCCGATAACCTTTGCGGCATTCCCGTTGTCAAGAACAGCGTCCTTGTCTGCTTTTTCTGCCAACGCTGCAACTGTAACCTTGTCAAAGTCTGCATTGCTTGTGTCAATAGCTGTGATTGCAGAACCTGCAAGGCTGTCGCCAACAGCGAGGAGATGGCCCTTATACACCTTTACCTCTGTTGCTGATTCAGCTGCTGCCTCGTAGACCTTTGCTGTCTTGCATACACTTACCTTGCCTGACGCTGTAAGTGCAAGAGGTGCGCCCTTTGGTAACCACTTCAATGTTGCAGGGAGTCCAGTCTGGTCAAGATTGAAACCGCTCTGTCTGCGAACACAAGACTTCTCGTCCCATACGCCCTCTTGAATATTGGTCGGTTTAGTTTCTTTGTAAATCATGTTTTTTCGTTTTGGTTTTTACGGTTTTGCAAGTGCTTTCTGTGCATCTTGCATTTTCTTCGCGAAGTCCTCATCGCTGTCAGGCTCGCCACTATTGCCCAATGGAATATCGGCAAATCCGAGCGATGATAATATCGCCTTGCGCTCTTCCGCATAATCCTGCTCAATCTGTGATGCAAGTGATGCAGCATCTTCCTCTTTTTCGAGGTTGTAACGGCTAACGAATTTAGACGGTATGCCTTTTAGTTTCTCTTGCCCTGCAAGAATGCCGTTTAATCTTTGGCGTTCTTCTTTCTCCTTGTAAGGCTTTAAGGCTTCGTCAATGCCAGTCCTAAGCATCTCTGCAACTTGTTCCTTCGTAAGTCCTTCTTCTGTTGGCTTCTTAGGTGGTTCTGGGTTCACGTCTGGCTTAACATAGCCTTTGTATTTGTTTTCTACTGCAGATGCGCATCTATTACCGAACTTCTGCATGATGCTTACATAGGCCGAAACACCGCTTGCTGCGTTGTTAATATCGTCTTCGCTTGCATCTTCGCTGAGATTTTGGCCAACAATTCCAGCCAACTCCTCCAGTTCTGTCTGACTCAACCCCTTGTCTGCATACAAGGTCTTAAGTGCGTTAAATACTTTCTTGTTCATAGATTTAATTGAATTATACAATAACAAATGTAGATAATAAGAAAGCCACACATCTGCGCATTATTTGTTTTTCTTTCGATTTTGCCGCAAAATATGCCTTTGCAGCATTGATTTCACAGATTTGGCCGAGTATGCATCTGTATTACATATCCGAATTACTGACAGCCCAATTCTTCTTATGCAAGCACTTCTGTTGTTGTCAAGCCGCTTTTGCTTGTCCGTAAAATGGTATTTACCATCGACCTCTATGCAGGCGTTCAGGGCTGGAACATATATGTCTATGTAGAATGTCTTACGGGGTGTCTGTATCTTGTACTGGCGTATGAATTTCACGCCCAACTTGTCCAAAATTCGGCAAACAGACTTTTCTGCCGAAGTCGACTTGTTTAATAGCTCATTTCTGTAATCTCGCATAACTCGTTGAGTTTTACGCGAATATAGAGATATTTCGTTAGATGTAAGAAATAAAAACACAACAAAATAAGAAGTTTTCTTATTGTTTTCTTGTTTGTAATAAATTTATTTCTTATCTTTGCAACGTGATTAAGAAATAAAGTAACAAACAATAAAACAAAACAACAATGATACAGACAATTACCCCAGTGAACAAAAAAGAGTTATACGAAGCAATAACCTTCGACAATTGCGGAGAACGCTTGTACAATCAGTTTACAGGAGAGGTCAGAAATGGCGACTTCTATGTAATAATAACTCGCTGGCATGACAGGAAAATCCTCGTTTCTTATTGCAAGGAGAATGTTGATTACGCTGTCAACTCTTCGCTCCACTCTTCAATAGAGAGCCTCGTAAACAAAGTATCTAAATATCTTAACTTGGACTAAAATGAAATATTGCACATTCAAATACAACAAAGCGAGCATCGTTTACGACGATGGGTATTTATTCAACCCCATTTCAGGGGCCTGCGCTTACATTGGCGAAGAAGTTTTCAAAATAACCTTCTTAAACGCGTGGAGAAAGCACCTTGTAATAAAAGAGTATTAAGGTGAGCTGGAAAGGCAGCGTGAGGGGTTCGATTCCCCTCACACCTACAAGACAAACGTTTGAATAGGGTACGGGCGATTCTTAGAATTTCTTTGCGCTTTCCCTTCAAAAAAGCAGAAAGTAAACCTCAGATAAGAGTAAATCCGAAAGCTGTGGTGTTAACCAGCCGTGAGATAACACGTTACAAACCGAGAAAACGTATACCGTACCTTATCGTTACGAGGGTTGAGCAATACAACTAAAAAGCCGTAGGTGCAATCCAAGCACCATTGTAGAGAAAAACCGTATACAACAGCGGGCGGTCAGGCATACCGTGGGGTGAAAGAAACACCTGACAAAAAAACTCGGCTTCATCTGTGGCGAGCTGTGTTTGGATAGCCATAGAACGTTCTTGTTTGGCGTGAACAATAAATAAGCCAAACGTTGAAGCTAAACGTTAAGATGCTTAGAAAAGGAGATACCTCTGAATAGTTGCACGAGTGCATAAGTCAGACTTATCCCAGTTGGGAGCGAAACGTACACCTCGCACTTTGCTGTCACAATTCGTTGGGCGATAACGTTAAGCGCATTTTTAATTTGAAAACAACAACTCTAAAATATATAACACAATGGATAATAAGTTTTTTGACTTCGAAAAAGCAAAAGTACAGACAATTACACTGGAACAGCTCGAACGCACGCACAAGGAAAACGATGTATACAATAACCCTTTGAAAGGCATCTATCACTTCCAGTTGCTCAACGAAGTAATTAACATGTGAAACGAGCAACACTTCAATGTTGAAGTGTACGACTTGTTTGCAGCACAGAACAAAGACCGCGCTCAGCCAGGTGTTGTGCTACTTCCGCAGGTAGAAGCTCAGTACGGAGATAAGGCAGTAGAAGCACACATTTTGAGGCGCGTTTTCGCAAACATAAGAATAAGCGATTTTGATGACAGTGAGAACACTACGAATATCGCTATTGCATTCCACCAAAAAGGCATTCAGGCTGGATTTGGCAATATGGTCAAGATATGCCATAACCAATGTATGCTCAATGCGAGCAATTACATATCAACGTATGCCGAAAAAGGTGCTGGGCGAGGTGATAAGATTACCGTGCAAGACGTACTTGATGTTATCAAGTCGTGGCTCGTTGATGCACGCCATATCATTGTAAGCGACAGAGAGCGAATGGAACGTATGAAAAGCATAGAACTCACGGCCGAGCAAGTATTTACGCTAATTGGCATGCTTACAGCTATCCGAGTAAAGTGCGACACATCGAACAAAGCTATCAAAGAGCCAGTCGTTTATCCGCTCAATCAGGCGCAAATTTCGCGCTTTACAGAGTTGCTACTTATAAACTACCACAACACAAATAAAACAACTGTATGGGACGTGTATAACGCTGCAACAGAGCTTTATAAGGCCGACAGCATGAATATACCTGACATGCTGCCACAGAATAGAGCAATGGTCAAGTTTCTTGAAGAGCAATACTCAATCTAAACATATCAACCTCGCGAGTGGGTGCAATGCCCACTCGCTTATAACAAAAAACAGCTATGAACGAAGAAGAAGCAAAATTGAAAGAGGATAACGAATACATCATGAACTACCAAGATGCTTACATACACGCTAAGAATTGCGGCCTTAAAGAACGTTTCGCCAAAAGCTATGCAAGGACCAAGGCCAAGAACCCACAAGCGATAAGGCACATTCAAACGACTAAAGGCACGCTTGAATACTTTATTGACTGGTCTTGCACCGAGGGCAGCGTAGTAATGCTTAATGCTAAGACTGTTTCATTCTATTACAACGCCAGATACAAGACGCACCCCGATGTCGATAGATATAAGACCTTTTTTGATTACTTCGCAAAAAGGGACGAGGAAATAAAAGCTAATTGTGACCCACAAGAGGTGTATTTCTTTGAATACAATAACTGCGAGTGCATGTACGCTTGGGACGGTGACAAGGAAGCCTACGACATAATAGTTGAACTATGGGGAGAGGAGACAGCAAAAACAATCACACGAATTTAATACAACACAACGACAATGGAAATAACAGTAAACATACCAAAGAACGATTATGTACAGCCAACAGAAGTACGTCAAGAGGTTGTACAATACATTTGCGATGCGTTTCTCAGCACTTGCGTCTGGCGCATATTTCACCCAGAGAGACAAAACGCGTACAGAGGCAAAACTCTATACGTCAGAGTCTACAAACGAAGCGGTAAAGCCTACGGGTTTGGTGGCTACGAAGCATCTGTCAGTGACGTTAATATCCGATTTAATGGCGAGGAGATGAAAGCAGCTTTTAAGGCTCTTCGTAATGCTGGATACCACATGTTTCGTATATACGAATATGGCTCTTGGAAGGGCTATATTTGCGACAAGAAGCCTTTCTATGATGGTGGAACAGAGGTAACAACATTCAACGACTTTATAGATTAAACAACATGAAAGCAAAAGAATTTCTGAAAGACCTGCTCCGATGGGATTTGGTCACTGGTGCAGCCTATATGAAGTCATCATGCGAATTGAAGATAATCAGTGGCGAGCTTAAGCCAAGGTCGCTGTATTATTTCTCATTCAAAAAAAGTGACTTGATGGCCGAGCCTGACGTGACGCTTACTTTAGGCGGTGGGGATATTCAATATCTTTGGAAAATTGATGCGTGAAACTTCTACATATAAATTTAATTTATAACTTTGCATTAACATGACAAGATACCTAACAGCGGACAAGGCTTTTCCTTTGACGGAATGGTGTATGAAACAAGACAGTGGGATGCGAGTGGCTGACCATGGGTATCTTTTATTTATTTTTTTGTATGAAATATTTCTCAAATTATGAAGCTGATGCCGTTGTACGTGAAGATGACAATGGCCAACGTTATATAAAACATATTGAGTACCTTAGAGAACGTAAAGCAGGTAAAGATGAAAGAGAAGCATGGGGTATTCCAAGTTTCAGTATGGAGAATTTTCTTGAACCAATCACAAAAGAAGAGTATGACAATTTCGGTATAACATGGGATTGGAATCCGCGTACTGGTAAATATCGGAAATTAGCTAATTCTTAAAGTGTCTATAGTATTCAACACTTTTCTTTGCTATTTCGATAGCTTCTTTACTTTTCGGATTTAACAATCTCCATTGTTCATAGAATTTATGTCCGAGTCCACCTTCTAATTTTGTTTTTTTGCATTATCTTATTCCACATACTTTCTCCCAAAAGTTGCTTTGCAATTTTGGGAGATTCTTTAGCATAAATCATATAAGGCGTGATTACTTGAACCTCTGCTATAAGACCATTATTTGTTATTAGATTAACTATATTACCAACATAGCCTAATGATGTTTTCTGTTTCTTTAGTCGCACAAAAGATTTATGTTTAACCAAGTCGCTGATTATAAAATCAATATCCTTATTGTCAGCAACTATTGTTGTTCGTACTGTATCTTTCAAATTCTTTGGCGAAAACATAGGAACTTCTTGTCTTTCCAAGAGGACCTTTCTCCTTATAGATTCCTCGCTCTTAAAGTTTATCGGTGTACATTTAGCTCCGTACTTTTGTGCAATAGATTCCGCTGTACCTTGAACTTCTTTGCCAGATGCGCGCGCCATCTTGCATACTTCAGTTATCTCTTTTGCCAGAATGGAGTCCTCATTCCAGCCTACGAACTTTCCAACAGCCTTCATATTATCCTTCACGAAGTAAGGCAGCTTTCCATTCTCTCGCGCCAAGTTTAACTTGTCAGCATTGCGCTCGCACCATTTAGAGAACTTCTCAGGCACGTTCGGCACAAGATTGGGGGACTTGTAAGCTCTATACTCTTTCTCGGGCAGAGAGCGCAGATGTTTCCACTCCTCGCTATTGCGGTCAATCAAGATTGATGACATGGAGCAGCGACAACGTGGGTGCCAGCCTCGCCACATGAAATCTTTGGGATAGTCGCCTGCAAGTTCATCGCAAATATCCTTCTCTGGGTGATTTGCTGACGTTCTAATACGAATGCCCAACACGTATGGCTCACTACTCCATCTTTCACAATTTGCATAGTTGTAGGCCATATTCGTTTCTGTGATAGTCAGGCGCAAGGCATTCTGACGTGCTGAACGATATACGCCAGTGCCGACATGGGCCAAATCTTCTTTTACAAAGCGCACCTTGCCTTGCTCGTCTATCACACGTCTGCGCCATTCCACGACATCGCGTTTCGTTCCGTCTGCCATAGCTTTTTTGAGGTGATAACGTCTGTACATCATATCGGGGTTATTGAGATACTGCCGTATCTGACGGCCAAGGCTCTCTGCTGATATACCTTGCTTGATGCCCTTTTCAAGGGCTTGCGACATGGCAAGTTCAAACTCTGCCTTTGTTTGTTGCGTGTAGTTCCACACCCTGTCAGAGAGGTTGGGTCCACCATCGCGTTTCATTCTGCTGTTGATAAATGCCTTTGCCGTACTTTCGCGCCAATCGTCAACCTCCTTGCCCTGCATACGCGTGTATGCTGACAGGGCCTTTTGCTGAATGTTGGCTGAGAGCAGAACGGCACGCGTTATGCCCTGCTTTATGAGTGAGCCAAGAGTGCTACTGTAAGCATCAAGCAAAGCCTGCACCCGTTCTTTTTCAGTCGGGGTGCAAGCCTTTGCTATTGTATACAATTCATCAGGGCTGACAGCGTGAACAGAATTTGATGTTGCTTTTGTCAGCTCTTTAATAAGTTTGTCGTATAGCTTCTGCAAGTCGCCTGATGCTTGCAGAAGCAATTTTGTCAATCTCTGTTCAGCGGTCATTCCGTGTTCCAGTTATTATTCCTCTCCAGTTTCGTCCTCCTCTTTTGTTGTGCCGAACAAGGCCATCTTCATTGATTGTGCGCTCTCCTCTTGCAACTGTTTGATTGTTTCCTCGGGATTGCTCACAAGTGGATTAAGCCTTACACCATCTTCTTGCGACATCGTTTGCTTGCTCTGCGTTGACAGATTGATGAGTTGCAGCATCTCCATCTCGTTTTTCGGTATGTAGGGCGTGAACACTGGCGTTACTTGCAACTGGTCTGCAATACGCTTTGGTGTGGCTTTCATGCTTGTTGCATAGCCACTCTTTACGACATTAAATCTTCGCGTAAACATCTCGCCAAACAGTTCCTCTTTCGTTTCGGCCTTTAGGTGTGGGTCGGTAAACATGAGTCGTATTGCTGCTCCGCTCGTGTTGTTACCTAACGTTTTCATATTCTCGAATGATATGTCAGGCGTCTGCGAATATGAGAATATGATGTTTGTAAGGTTGGCTACCTCCTGTCGCATACTCTCTGGGGCAGAGTTCCAAGACACGACCTTCATGTCAGCATTTTCGCCCTCGCCTTGGTATACACGGCCAACCTCACCTTTCTCGGCAAAGCCTTTCATCTTGCCTTTGAAGAAGTATGTTGGCGCACCAAAGTAGTCATTCACGTCACCCCAATTAGAGAGAAGTTCTTCCAATCGCTCAATGATTGGTTGCACGCATTCCCATTCGGTTTCCTCCTGCCGATAATACACGACTGGGATTTTCCCAAAGCCATGCGGTTTTGCGTCAATGAGTTCAAGGTTTGCTCCATTGTTCATGTATCGGTACACGAGTGTTGACGTGTACACATCGAAATGGACAGTCGTATTGCCGAGTTCGTCCTTTACATTGTACTTGCGCGCAAATCCGTCCATGCGGTTGTAGTCATCGAAGTGGGGGTACAGAATATCCCCATGCAGTGGAGAGAGCAGCATTACACGCATTTCGTCCTCCTCGCCATCTTCGCCCTTAACAATGTACCATAGCTCCGCGCATTCGCAACAACGAAACAACTCGCGTGCAAGCCGCTTGTCGAAGTAGTCTATCTTGTTGTATTGCAGGATATCCATTGCGCTGTCATACAACTCTTGTTGCTGGCTGTCTGCAACACCCTTAATGTTGTATTTGACTGGTTCGGCAAGCAAGAAGCCAACATCACGCTCACAGATAAGTCGCTGCGCTGGAACAGCAATACGGCAGCGGTCTACATACTTTGTCTTGTATAGCCAGTTCCCATCATTGTCTCGCTTGTCGCTCTTTACCTTAAGTTCCTTTTTCTTGCGCTTTGTCTTGTCATAGACTGCGTGCTGCATTGGGTTATATTCCGCTTCTGTTACATCAAGAGGCTTTTTGAAACCTCGTTTGCGTGCTGTCAACAGCGTGTAAATCTGCATCGGGTCGCCCAATGCCATTATCTCTCTTATTTGCTTCATGTTTATTATTTTCTCGTATTTGTTTATTACAGCATTACAGCATATCTATAAAATCATCGGCTTCTATGCCGTTACTATTCTGCCCGAGCAGTTTATCAAGCACCACATAACGTATTGCGTCTATCGCGTGGTTGTAGGCGTCAATAGGCTCATTCAGCCACTTGCCATCTTTGTTCTGTCGGTAGGTGTAGTTGCGAAATTCTTTCAGCACATTGGTGCTTCGCTTTGTTACGCGTATCTTTAGCTCTTGCATCTTCTGTATTCCAGCCATGATTGACCCTTGGAACTTGTGTACGGGGTGAATGTCAAGCCCTGCATTCGAAATTTCGTCAATCAGTCGAGGGTCAGCACTCTCTGATATTATTTCAACATTCTGTCCACATTCGCGATTGGCTTCCTTGTGCGCTTTCGCTATGTCTGCAGCCAACATTTCTGTGCGGTAGCACACTTCATCAATCCACAGCGAATTATCGTTGATATACACGTCTACAATGGCCGTAGGGTCGTTCGTATAACCGAAGTCCATGCCTCGGTAGTGATGTTTCTTGTGCCAACGTGGTATTTCGTCTACTGCTTCTACATTCTCGAAAATAAGCCCTTCTACCATAGCTTGCAGCCCAAGTCCATAGATGCGCCACAATGAAGGATTCTTGTCTTTAAGGCTTTCGATTTCATCAATAACCTTTTGTTCCAAGAATGGGTTATCCTTGTATGTGGAAATAAACCAATATGTGCGTGTTTCCCGATTAACATCACAAATCCAGTGGTCGTCAGGAAAGGATGGATTATAGTCTATGATGGAAAATTCCGTTGTACGCATCTGTAGCTGCTGCCACTCTATATAATTTAATTCGTTGGCTTCATTTACGAAAAGTATTTGGCGCTTAGAACCACGCACTTTCTGTTCATTATCTGTTGAAAAGAATTCAAGCCATGAACCATTGGGAAACTCATAGATGAAGTCGGTTTTGTTCATCGCTTTAGGATTCCACCAGCCAAAATCTTGCATTATCGTTTTGAAATCACGATAAATTGTGCGTTTAATTGATGGCATGCCAGCACGCACAATGGACACTGTCGTTCCTACGATGTTATGGCAACAGACACATAGCCATTGCACGATAGAATAACTCTTTGAACTTCGCGAAGAACCTTGCAGAGAAACCGTTGTAAAGCCGACATCTTTTGCAGCTTGAATGCGTAAAAAGTTTTTTGTAAAGAATACATCATGAGACATTTCTAATCTTCAATTTCTCCAAAATCTGAATTTTTATGCTTTCTTTCTTTATTTACTTCTTCAAGGATTTTCTTGTACTCGTCTGTGCTTGTTACTATGTGGAGTTGCAATGGGTCAGATTGGATTTTCGCGACATCTTTTCCGTTCGTTGTCACATCAACCTTTTGCCCGTCAATAAACCTGTGTATGAGTTCAATCGCTCTAAGTTTTGTCTTGTTGTCAACTGAACTGCTTAGCGCAAGGTTGACGAGTTGCAGGTTAATCAATGCTGCATTCGTGGCGTCTGCAGAACTTATGCCCAACTTTTTCAAGGCTAGCACGGCATTGCGTTGGTTCGCTGGTATGGGCTGTTCTATCATCATGCGTAACACATCAGCCATTGCACGCTTTTCTCTGCGTGATTTCCCTGAATTGCGACCACCCTTTCTGCTGAGTTCCCTCTGCACCTCGGGCGGTTGCTTGTTCATCGGGATAAGGTTTTGTTCGCTTTTATTTCGCATATCTATTTCTTTTTAATTATTAAATTACACCTTACTGCTACTGTCTAATATATTGCAAAGTTTTATTGCCTTTTGTCCTGTTAGCGTTTCCCATCGTTTAATTATAACGTTAACAAAGTGTGGAGAGAACTCCATCATGTAGCACTTACGACCAAGTTGCTCGGATGCGATAATAGATGTTCCACTTCCTCCGAATAAGTCAAGGACATTCTCTCCAACTTTGCTGCTGTTGTTAATACAATAAGCGAATAATTCAATTGGTTTCATTGTAGGGTGTAGGTCAGCTCGCTGCGGCTTATTCATATCAATGACTGTTGAAAGACTCCTGTCGTTAATAAAATAGTGAGGACCTCCTTCTTTCCAGCCATATAGACAAGGCTCGTGCTTCCACTGATAGTCTTGCCTTCCAAGCACAAATGAATTTTTATTCCATATTAGCGTTTGCTTAAGCAATAAGCTGCCCGTTCCATCAACCGAATTTCTAAAAGCGACTCCTTCCGAATCGGCATGCCATATATAAAAAGCCCCACCTTTTTTGAGATGCGATGCAGCTAAATTAAACACACTTAACAAGAATGTACGAAATGAGTCCTCTGGCATGGCATCATTGGCTATCTTTTTATTCTTGAGTTCACTTGATTTACCTGTATAATCAACATTATATGGTGGGTCCGTCAGCAACATATCCATTTGTTTTTCATCACATAGCGCATTTACAAATTCTTCCTTAGTGCTGTCTCCACACATGAGCCTATGATTTCCAAGTTGGAATATATCCCCAAGTTTCACTTCTATTTCATCTTCTTGAACTGAGTCTGGGTCGAAATCGTCTTCTTGCACGTTATCCATAGTATTTTCATTTCCTTTATCTATGTCTAAATCTGTAAGAAAATCGCATTCCAGCCCGAAATCCTGCAACTCTTCCACGTCCCACTCATTGCCGAGCAAGTCCCAATCGTTTTGACCGAAAGCGATGTTGTCCTTCTGAATGTAGGCACGGAGTTTCTTTGCGTCTGTTTCGGTGGGTAACACCTTAACAGGGGCGTCCTTGTAGCCGAGTTCTTTCATGGCTCGATAACGCATGTTGCCAAGGATAACGACAAGTTCTCCGTTGTTATCGTAGGCTACGAGTTCACGAAGTTGTAGCATCTCGGGGTCATCTTCAATGCTCTTTTTGAGTGCTTCGTAACGCTCATCTTTGATGAAGCGAGGGTTCTTTGGCACGTCTTTGATTTGTCCAGTATTGAGATGCAAATCAGAAAGTTTGATTGTTTTTGCTTGCATATTTGCTTTGTATTATAATTGTTTGTAATTTTGCGGTATGGGAATAAGTGCTGGACACTTATTTCGCCCCCATAGGGACAGATTGTTATTCTGAAACCTTATGGGGCATTTTTTTGTTTGTTGTTTATAAATAATCTGTAACCGAATATAGCTCGTGAATCTTTAGTTGATTATTCCAACACACTTTGAAATATACGCCTCTTCCGTCTACATCTGTATATGTAAACCATAAATCACGACCATCTGTTCGAGGGTGTATTAGATTGTGCGATGTTGAGATATATGTAGACTTTTCAAGTATCTCATTAACTCTCATCATAGAATTTCTGCTAAAGTATTTTCCACTCAAAGTGAGCATCGCATCATTAGCAAAGTGGTCTAAGCCTTTACTTGTATAACCTATTTGAATTACCTGCCCATTATCTATTACTTGTGTGGTCTTTTCGTTCTTAAGTTTGGCGTACAGTTCTTTGGCAACTTTGTTCTTTTCGTCTTTTACAAGTCTTTTACCGATAGTATCAAGCTCTGCGTATTCAACTCGCACGCCATCGCGGAAATATAATTTCTCTTGCGAGTTATTTCTATTTACCCATCTTGAAACTCTTGTACTGCCGCTGCCTTTTGCCATGTTCAATTTGTTTTCTGTTGTCAATAACTTGTTTGTCAAGCAAATCTTTCAGCGTTGGGATAGCCTTGCCCATGTCCCAGTTTTCTTTGAACAAGGCTGTATTCTGTGCCATTCGCTGAATAGACTTGTACTTGTTCTTTATGATGATGATTGGCGTAACGTAAACCGCGCCATGCTCTTTGCACCATTGCTTAATAACCTCGCCACCGCCATACACAACGAACGTAAGATTATCGCCGTCAGAAACACGCGTAGCTATCTCGTATTCAAAGTTCAGGGCGTTTACTCTGTCCTCGTAGCCCCGTGTGCAGAATGCGCTCCAGCCTTTCGGAACTCCAAGCAGATTGAATGCGTAGAACTTGTTAGCGACATTCAGGTCAACGAACACGCGAATGCCTTCCTCCTGCATCTGCCTTGCAACGAGTCGTTTCTTGTAGATTGCTTGCAGACCAAACGCAATAGGTGTTTCATTGAATAGCGAGAAGTTGGGTTCTACGATTTGTGCAGGGTTTTGCTGCAAAATTTTCTCGGGGTGTTCGTAAACCGCATTGAACCGATAGTCATCAGTGTAGAAATGCAGCGTTCCTGTGCCATTCATTTTGAACGTTCGCTTTTGTTCACCGAAACAGACAAACGGAATCTGGCAAGTTGTCGCTTGCATGTCTAATCTGAGGCTTGGAACCTCAAAATCGTTGTCTGTTGGAAACAAAGAGTCAGGTATGTATAGGTCGTTATTCATATTGCGATATTACGCAAAAAGGACTAAGCACTCATAATGCTTAGTCCTTACTTTGAATATCAGACCTCTTTTATTGATATATTGTGCTTATACAGCATCAATTTTCGCTTTATCACAAAAGATGCAACTGAAACAGTTATCCGACTTTTAACGTCCTCAACAACTTGTTTCCCTTGCTTCTCGTACACGAAATCCGCAATGTAGTAACACGCCCGTTCGAGCAGTTTGCCTTTGCTGTCGGTCTGCTTAGGTATTAGCTCGAACTTGACTTGTCTTTGCAGATTTTTTATTCTACCGCGTTTTTCTTCCTCGCGCAATAACAAGTACCGCTTAAACTCCTTGATGCTGTCAAATCGCCCGAAAACGTTGTTTACAACCTTGTTTCTGTATTTTGCGCGGCCTTGCTTCGTCCTTGGTTCGTTCTTATAGCTCATCTGTTGTCGCCCTCCCCGACGATAACACCTCTGTTTTTGCGGCTTGTAAGTTTGTGGATATTCAGATGCGCAGTAGCTTCGAGTCGTTTGTTAAGAACGGAGTGTAACCCAGCGAGCATCCATAGCACATCGCCACTTTCCTTTGTAAGGTTGTCCATTAGCTCAAAAAGTTCTTCATTAACGTTATCCTCGTCAAAGGTGAGGTCAGGCTTTAGCAGTCCTTTGCGCACTGCTTTTGCAAGCTTTCCTGTCAGTTCTCCAACTTCCTCGTTAAGGCCGAGTATCATGTATGGTAAATTGTTACTCTCCTTTGTGCAGAAAGTCATTGCAAGTTCTTGGTATTCGTCGAATGTCATAATGTTTATACTTTATCGAAGTGTGTATTTTTAGTTACTGATTTGCTATGTGTGAAGCCATTACACGCGGTAAGCACAGAATTAGAAAAGAATTTCGGGCATCGTCCTTTGGCGAACCTCATGCAATCACCGCATTGCCCCGTTTTCTTGCTGTTTGTCATATTGCCGTAATAGTCTTATAGCCTCGTCCAGGGCTTGTCCATATTCCTTTGCCGTTAATGGCATCTCGCTTATTGCCCCTCTGCGCCATTTCTGGTGCAGGTGCAGGGCATGAATAACTTGTTTCGTAGTCATATTATCTCTAATTAAAATTGCGCCCTCCGTGGCCACGAACCACGTGCTGCCGACACCACTGCACCTATTAAAAATCAATCCTTTAGTATTAAGTTATTAAAATTGTGGCGTTGCAGAGAGGGCTTATTGTTGCTTTTCGTACTTTTGCAATGATTTCTATTGGAGATTACACCTCCGAGACAAACTTCCGATGTCTCAATCAAGTACCGTGGCTACATTCAGTCACGGTACATTTTGTACCCCACCTCGGACACGGACCGAGTGTTACCCGACCTCGGGCAATTAAAAACAAATCCAACTAAACAAAACCATTATATTTATGAAGTGAAAAAATTATGAGGTTGGTAAGTGGGGTATGTCTGTTGCTAATTAGCTGCTCGCAATCGGTGGCCCGTCATGACGGTTGATGTCCTTCCACAGCCAATACACGAACAACATTAGTGCTATTACTATCAGTAGTTTCATTCTTCATCGAATATTTTTTTAATCACGCGATAGGTCATGTAGATAAAGGCTATTACAAGCGCAATACTCATGCCGTAATCTAATATCATCTCAGGCTTTATCATGTCTTTTACTTTTTTGTGTTTGCGGCAACATAACCGCGAATAAAACCTTTAAGGCAAGCCTTTGCCATCAGTGGCGTGCAAGTGATTTGCTCGCCACACTCGTCACAGCGAATGCGGTCGGCAGCCTCACGCGCCCTTTGTTGAAGAGTCCTTTGCATAAGCCATTTTTTTGTAGTGTTCAACAATGTGTTCAAGGTCTCTGCGAGCCTCGCTGCGGCCCTCATAATATCCGTTCTCTCTGCCAATATCCTTGCCTGCAAGGTAAGCCAAGTAAACGCTAAGCACAAAAGCCACAGCCGCAAATATTATTTCTATCATGCCTTGTCCTCCTCCTTAATACCATCAAGTTCGCATGCGCTCTCCCACTCAGCATCAAGGTAAGCTTTCGCCTCCTCCTTGCTCATGAGTCCCTGCACATAATTCATGTCTCTTTTTTCCATCTCCCTGGAATCATGAACAGAGGTTCCCTCATATCGGTTTAAGCCGTGCAGGGCGTGCTTGCACAACTCTTCAAGTGCCCAATAGCACTTGTCAAAATCCGTGTGGTCAGAGTTCTGTATGGCATCTTCTAACACTGCATACATCTCCTTTATTTCTTCTACAAAAAGTTTCATTATCATGTTTTTTAACCGTTTAATCTGTTTACAACTATTTCTACTTCTATCATTTCGTTCGGTTCTGGCTTAATATCATCAAGCAATTCCTTGCCGATATAAGCTCTGCCAAGACTACTGTAAAAATACACGCGGCCCTCGCTCATGTGGTAGCATTTAGGCTTGCTGAAAAACAGCGCGCTACTCCCGTCATAGTCAGTAGCGAGGTAGGCTTTAACACGTTTTCCGCTCATCGTCTTTTTCTATTCTGTTACGCATTGTCTCAAACCACATATCAAGAACTTTTCGTCTGTCGGCAAGTTCCTGGTTTCTGCGCTCTTCTTCCGCGCTGGTATATACGAATTGCTCAAACATTTCATGTCTCAGCGTTTCTATTTCGTCTTGCAGTTCTGAAAGTTGCGCCTCCTTGTCGGCAATCAGCGAGCCGTAGCGGCTCTTGGTCACCTCTTCATCGTTACGTTTCCTTTCACGCGACTTCATGCGGTCTGTTTCAATTTTGTTCGACTCGGTCAGATAGATGTCGGCAAGCTCCGCTTTGGTGCGCGGAACACGTTCTGGTATGTGTCTTAGCACAAGTGCTGTCATGTCCTCTTTCATATTGTTCTCTGTTTAATCATTATCGGGCAGCCGCACCCGTCCCGCTGTGTGTAATAGCAAGCCTTGTAGATGTTGCTTCTGTCACTCTCTGTATGCGACAGGGCATAGCGCAAACAAGCCTTGCGCTCCTTGCAGCCTTGCCCGTCACATGATTTAATCTTGGTCATTTTCGTCAAGTTCTTCTATTAGTTGTTCGTAGCTCTTGGTTGTACCAATCAAGCGTTCGGTCACTTTGGAGAGGGGGAGACAGTACTTCCAAGTTTCTATATCGCCATCATACACGTAGAACAAAATTTCGCCATCAATGTCCTTACATGCGCACACCTGTACCCACCACTCATCTTCCTCGCTATCTCTCACCAAGCAAGGCTGCCACTTTTGCGGCACAAAGTTTGTGTAGTCGCGGTAGTAGGTGGGGACTTCGATTAGGAGGTCATAGTCTGTTTCTTCACCAAGAAGAATCATACCAGTATGTCTAACCTCGAACACGCCTTCGCTCCCTTCTTTATTCTCCACAAGCGCAATTATGTTTTTGGGAGGGTCGAAAATATCATCTGTTTCCTTTCTGTCGAAACAAATTATCCTTGCCCGACGTCCGTCTCGTGTAACGATGCGCCCTTTAACCTCCTTGTTCGTTATCTTCTTCGCCAATTCAAGGTTGAATGGAACTCTCTTAAATGTTGTTCGTGTCATTGTTGCTCGTTTTTAGTTGTTGCAGTTGATTCTGCATCAAGTTCTTTTATCAGTTCTTCGTAGCTCTTGCTTATACCAATCAGACGCTCGGTTACCTTAGAAAGTGGGAGATAATGATACCAACCGCAACAGCCATCAGCATTTCTTTCCGAGTAAAAGAGTGGTCTACCATAAGCATCTTTTCCGCTACATACTGCTACTCTCCATATATCTAAAGAATAATCTCTCACCAAACAAGTCTGCCATCTTTGAGGAACAAAGTTGGAGTAGTCGCGGTAGTAGGTGGGGACTTCAATGTGGAGGTCTAAGTCGGTTTCTTCGATAACAGCAGAAAACCTACCAGTGTTCAAATACTCGTACTCGCATTCATGTCCGTCTTTTTCCGTCACCAACGCTATTACGCTATATTGTGCTATAACGTCAGACTTATCCTTTCTGTCGGTGCAGATTATCCTTATCTTCCGTCCGTCTCGTGTAACGATGCGCCCTTTCACTTCCTTTTTTGTAATTTGTTTTGCCAATTCAATGTTAAATGGAATTTTCTTAAATTTTGTTCGTGTCATTGTTGTTTTTTTGTAGTTCCTAAAAGATGTTCGTTACCCTCGTATGGAATACACTGCATCCACCATGAGCCAACGCAAACATAATAGCCTTCCTCGTCTATGTGACTAAAAAGGCTGCACTCCCATTCATTTTCATCAATGTCTCGCACAAGAACCTTATCAAATGGCTTGAACTGATGTTTGTTTTCTTGGTCACTAACTCCAAACTTGCTCCAATCGCGTTGCTCTTTTGATGGGAATAGCGTAGGTTCTGCATCTGTTATGTTACGTTTACCGTCTTCTGCAAAACTTACTATGCTTCCACTCCCTATTACCTTACAATATATAGGATAAAGCGAGCAAGGCAGAACGTACAATAAGCTTAGCTCGCCAAATATTGAGCTATAAAGCTTTGTGTCTCTTGGACATTCATACAATATTTCTGCTATGTTCATTGTTTTATTTATTTTTAGTAATCGTATATCCACGTGCCTCCAGTTCGTCGACAAAATAATAATCTTCAAGACAGTGAAGAAATTCTATTCTACTCTCTTCGGAACACTCACAGAAGATGTTGTCAATTACTTTAGCCTGTTTATGCGTCGGCACGTAAGCGAGAATATCGTAATCCTCAATCATTGCACTTATTTCTACTTGCATATTGTTTGGTTTTTGTTGTTAGTAATGTTATCTCACAAAGCAAGGAACAGAAACGATGAACCCGTCCTTGCGCAGACATTCAGGGTGGCCCGTAGCTGGCGCGACACAATCCGTTCGACCTGACGCCTTAGCTGCGGCAAGCACCAAAGCACTAACGATATACGTACACCCATCAGTAGGCTCGGGAAGCCCAGTTATGTCGCCATAGCTCACTGAGCAAATGCCGTTATCGTCAACTTCGCTAAAGGTATTGCTAACTCGTGCCACCCCGACACTGTCATACTTCTCTCCGCTGTTAAGCGTTATCGAGTGGGGTGTGTAATTGTAGAATGTTGTTGTCATAGTTTTATATGTTAAATTTGAATTGTTTACGTAACTGGCTATCCAGTGCCTCTCTCAGCGCATCAAACGTCTTTGTGACATTCGGGTCTGTCAGCCTGTTCTCAACGAACGTGCAGCTGCACTTGTAGTCCATGCCCATGCTCGCAATCTTGTTGCGCATCTTAAGCAGCATTCTAATCTTTTCTTTTTCCGTCATATTCTTTCATTCGTTTTGCTCGTCCACTCCATAAGCCTGCGGTAGCCTACGAATAGTTTCTGAGCCATAGCTATCCTTTGTCAGAGATACGAACTCGCGGACTGTGGTGCTGCCATCAAGGTTTATGCCATTATTCTTGCAAAAGCTCTCTCTCCCCATGCGGCATGAGCCAGTGAGAACGTGGTGATAAGCGAAAAGGTCGCGGTTGGGATAAGGCGTGTCGTAGTCGGGAAATTCCTTCACAAACGCCTCTATTCGCTCTTCTTCTGTGCTATCGTCATAGAGCTTTTCTCGCAGAGATGTGAAAGCATCGTGCAAGGTGTCGCCATGAGCGAAATAATTTTGTTCCTTGACAATGTAGCAAGGCTGCAAAGTAAGGTCGTTTTTTAAGATAAAACCTTGCGCAATGTTGCCGCGAACTGATTTTATAATGGTTTGTATACCATCTATGAGATGGACATTGTCTCCATTCAGTTCCTTTATGCCTCCATCGCCATAGCCAGCGCCAGAGCCATCGCCAGAGCCAGAGCCAAATCCATAGCCTTCGCCATATCCATGGTCATCGCCATAGCCATAGCATTTACCAGCGTCATAGCCATAGCCAGAGCCATTGTCATAGCCCTCGCAAGAGCCATAGCCAGAGCCATTGTCATAGCCCTCGCCAGAGCCATAGCCAAAGCCTTCTCCTGAGGTCGTGCTCAAAAATGCGTTAATGCGCGTTTCTAATGTTTCCATGCTGGTACTCCTTCTATTGATTCTATCGCTTTGTCTGTGCAAGGAATTATCTCTATTGCGTCAATAATGGTAATACTCTCTACCGCGACAGTAAACTTGCATTCACTTGGTTTGGACGTACCATCTACGGCAAGCTGAGAGAGAGAAGCCGCTCCTCTCCAGTACCAGATGCGACGAGCATTGTGCAGTGTAACCTCTTGACCGTCGTGTGCGACCAATGTTCCAAACTCTACTCCGCTGCGGTCGCCGCGGATAATGACTTTCTTTCCAATGTTTGTTTCCATTTCTTTATTTGTTTTTGTTGTTGCTACCACTTATTCTGGCAACTGTGATTGTTGTTTGTTTATCTATTCTCAGATAAGTGCATCAAGGTGTTGCATTGCAACTGATGCCAACTTATTGCTTCGTACATTGTGTTATGACCTCGACTATTGCATTTTTTGCAACGGTCAGGTATTTGTGCTATTGCATTCACGTGCTACCCTGTCGTTGTATTCGCAATCATCAATGCAATTGCCCCACTTGTGAGCATAGGGCTTGAAGGCATACTTGCAATAATATCCGTTTGGCAGATAGAGCAAGTTTGTTTTCCACACATAGTATTTGCAGTTCTTGCACACTGGCTTATTCATCGCATAATACCTCTCTTAATGTTATCCACTTCTGTCGCGCTCAACGCCCAAGGCGCATAAAGCATAATCTCGTCAATGTGCGCTCTCACGCAATGCGGGAATATCAATCTCCCGTAGGAATTACGTCTTGTGTAGTGCAGTACTCTTTCTTCTATCGTCATGTCGTTGTCAATTTATTTCGCACTATCGCGATATTCAAAGTAATCTTGTAGCCAGCCCTTCATCTGCTCCGTGTTGCTCAATGCGTTAAGCAGATTGACGCCAGCTGTGTTGACGTTTGTGTCGGCATTAAGGTCAATCTCCTCGTCCTTGCCAGTCACAATGCCAGCCAGTCTTGTGCGTAGTCTGTCGGCCATGCGGTAAATATCCTCCTCCACCATCACGCTAAGCAGCTTTGTGGCAGGGCAGTCCATTGCAGTCTGTGCAATATCCATCAGCAATCGGCCGTTGGCATACTCACACAAAGGCAGCGCACATTCAAGAGCCGCCATTACGGGAGCGTCCTTAACGCCATTCCGAGTAAGCACCTGCATCACCGAGTAGTAAAACGGTTGCCACAAGTGTTCAAAGTGTTGACTGGTCCACTCTGCAAGTCCGTCATACATGTCAATCAAGCTGTCGGTAGCTATGCAGCGAGCTATATCACTATCCCACCTTGCTATCTTAATCTGAAGTTCCTTCACGCTCTTCTTAATGTCGTGTCGGTAGTACTTGCTCTGACTGATAGCGCACAGCGCACTGCGCAGCTTCTCGTTAGCAAGTTCTTTGCGCATCATGTTCAAGTAGAACACATCACCAAATATGCGGCTCTCCTTGCTCGTCGGTTCTTCTCTGCATCGTCTGTCGCGCTCCTCCAGCTCGTTAATGCCATTCTTGTAGGTGGTGTAGAGAGGTGAGCCAATGCGTCTTTTCAGGCTCTTGCCGAAGAATGGGTTACCTTGTGTCGTTGTTGTTAGGTTGTTCATCGCTGTTATTATATTATCGTTGATGGTTTATTATCGTTTGTCATTGCAGTTAAATCCCCCTTGTACGCATCTCTCGCGATAAACTCGTACCCGAGTTTCGTCAGATTGCTTTCCTTTCTGTCGCTTCGTTTAGTTGCAGCATCATATAGGACAGTGCGCCCGTTGAGCAATACAACATACCCCCTCTTTCTTAATTCATATCTTCTCCTAATTTCTGCCATATTCTCTTTTGCAGTTAGCATAGAGAACACCCTGTTCGTTCTCTGTGGCAGTCCGTATTTTATTCGCAATCTCTCCGATTTTATAATGTTCTCGAGAGTTGTTTTTCGTTTCTTCCGTGCCTCTTCCGTGTGCATCTTGCAGATGTTCTTATGCGCTATATGTGCGAGAATGTTCTGCTTAAAATCATCGGTTTTACGCAGGTGCATTTTCTGCGCCTTTTGACGAATTTTAGCCTTGCTCGTCTTAAGCAGAACCACAAGCTCCTCAATCGTGCATATAGGGTAATTCTGCACGAGTATTTGTTCCTCTTCTTTGCTCCAAATTTTTCTTTGCATATAACGCGTTATTTTTTTATCATGTATACACTTGTACGCCTATCGATAGAAAATTGCTCAAACCGCATTAAAAGCGGCTTTTCGGCTATATTACGAGTATGCTACCATTCTCTTTGTACTTTGTTATTCGCATAAGTTTGTTTTTCGGCAATCTGCTCACGCATCTTCCATTAACGCTTACACTGCCAACTATGTTCAGTTCTTGTCTTAGATTCTGGCTGTCTCTCCTGATTATGATTTCGGTGTCGAATATGTCGTTGTTTCTGTAGTGTTCAAGCGAGCTTATTCCCCCGTTTTTGGCTGGGTCATACCAGTCCTTTCCTGCATTAGTTGTGTTCTGCAAGGCTTCAATCCTTGCGATAGCGCGGTTGCGCTCTGGCAGGAACTCCTTGTTAAAGGCAAGCCCTATTCTGCGAGGGTCGAATGACACATAGCTGTTATCGTAACGTCCAGCCTTGTATCGCGAAAAGAACAGCATCAATTCTGTGAGTTTGTAGCTTGAAGCTATTGCGGTAAAGTTGTCAACGAACAGCCTGATGCCTTCTGTAAGCACTTCGTTGTCGCTTGCCGAACTCAAGAACATACCTGTTATCTGTATTTCGAGCCAAGACTGAGCTGCGCCAGCGTTATCGTACAGCGTGTTTAACGCACCAAGTGCAGCGCACTCTCTTAGATAAACCTTGTCGCCTATCTGCGCCAGATAATGCCAATTCGCTGGGCTGTAATTCTGCATCAACTTAGATAGGCAGCTGTTCTTCTCCGCCCACATTCGTGAGACGCTCATAGATTGAAGCTTGACATCGCTTAATTGCAATATCGTTTGCTTCTCGCTTACGCTCTGAGGCAGTCTTGTATCTTCGTTCATTTTGTTGTTTCTGCTTTTCTTGTTGTTGTATTTGAATTCTCGCCCAGTCCACGAAATGACACCGTAGGTCTGATATGCTGCTATGTGCAGTTCCTTTTGCTCTGCACTCCAGAATGAAGTCTTGCAGTATTTTCTTAAGTGATGGAATATCCTTGCCGAACTTCATCGCAATTTCCTCCCATGCACTTTGCATTTGCCCAAATTCCTGAAAAAGTTCCTCCTCTCGCGCGCTACGCGCGCATGATGTGTGTGTAATATCTTTTATATCATTTTCTTTTATATCATTTTCTTTTATTATGGGTGTATTACTCTTGTATTCCTTTTGTACTTCATTTGTATCATTATCGCATTCATTTGTATTACATTTGTATTCGTTGCTTTCGTTGTTTTTCTTTGATTTCCAGCGCGTTTCGATTGCCCGTTTTCGTTTTTCTGAAATATCAATTATTCGGTTCAATCTTTTCAAAACCGATTTATTTCTAAACATTTTCGGACTTTTCTCAACATTTTCAGCCTTATCGTCATCATAATCGAACAAACCGAAATCTTTTATCACGCGTTCGACTGTCTTTTGCTTTACATGAAGGTTGTATGCTATACTCTTGATAGAACTCATCGGCATCTCACCGTCTTGCTCATAAAGCATCTCAACAAGACACCAGTAAATACCAATTCCAGCTACGCCCATCTCAACAATCAATGCTTGCAGTTTTGGGTCGTTCCTCGCATTGTAGTCATGTTGAAAGTAATACGTTTTCTTCATTGCCCGATATTATAGCGTGAGATTGTTGCCCTGATAGATTGCAGGGCTGTAATTATGTCAACGTTAAGACTTGCAGCGTCAATCATAGGCGTGCCATCTATCGCAACATACATCTTGTTGTCATACTCCTTGACTTGCACCCTCTCTGCTAATTGCTTGCACAGGTGGTCGTTAATGCGCTCTATATTGCGCTTTCTGCGCTTTTCGAACGCGTGTATTATATTGTCTATATACATCATAGTTCACGCTGTTTTAACAAGTTCTCAATCTGCGAGCGCATGACCAGTACATTGCGCCCAACCTGAGAACACTGTATGTTGAATTTCTTGCGGTAACTCACCCATGTATTCGGAGTTATACCGAGCATCTTACAAGCTTCCTTTGTCCCTATCCACTCGTCTTGTGGCTTAAGGCGTTCTTCAACTCGTTCAAGTATAGATACGACACGCTGCCAGTCCTCCAGTGGTATTGTGACGAATGTCTGTGTCATGGCTCATTGATTATTAGTTTGCATTCATTTTACTTACGAGGCTGCAGACGTATTTATCCGCTTCTATTACCTTGTCATTCAGCTCTCGTATAACGTCCTCGTCACGCACAATCTCGAGCGAATACAATGGCTTTCGCATGAATGGGTTGTACACTACGAAGTACGTTTTAATCGCTCCTGTGACAGCCATGTGAGCGAAGCACTGCCAGTAGTAGTTCGCTTCTACTTTCTTAAGTCCAGCAAGTTTTTCCTCGTAAGTGTCTTGCGTGAATACATTCTTGACGAACTTGATGAAGTTTTGCGCCAAAGGGCATTTAATCTCAATCGCGTAGAAGGCTTTTGCTTCGTTGTCGTAGTACATTCTATCAGGCGAGCTTGCGAAGTTCGGCAGACTCTCGCTCTTTACTGATGGTGGCTCGTCTAACTCAATCGGTGTGTTAGAGCCATCGCCATACTTCTTATTGTATGTCTTAGCGAAAAGGTGTGCGGCTTCGCCCTCCATCGAATGCCCCCAGTCCGTTATACGTGAATGGCTGTCAGTCAGTTCAACGTACTTGGAGAAGAGTATGTCATTTCCAACTATGATTGGGTTCATGCCTCTCTCGAATGCGAGCTTGTTCATGTACGTTTGTGCAGTTCCTGTCCATTCTTCGCCTTTTGTTCTCGGCTTGCCCATAAGGTTGCCAACCGCACTTCCCGTTATATTGCCCAGCCTTGAGCGAAACCAGTCAAGTGTATTCTGATTATTATTGTCATACATGGCTTATTCTGTTTGCAGTTCTACGTTTTCCTCAGCATCTTCTACCTGTTCTGCTGCCTGTTCTGCTATTGCCGAAATTGACAGCTCGGTTGCGTCTGCTGTTCGCTTTCCTACCTCCTCATAAGAGGTATACTTAATGTCTTGCGCTTCCTCTGCAGTTATCAGCCCCATGCTGATTTCTGGGCAGTAGGTGCGCTGCCAGAATGCGGCAGCTCTGTATCTTAGCATCTGATTGGGCATCGTCAGCCATTTGCTACCGTTCTTAGATGCCCAGCCTTCTGCCTTCGCCATTTTCATGCTTATCCAGTCTCCACAAAGCGGTTCTTTGTGTTTAGTGTCGGTTACCTCGTAGGCTACAACTCGGCAAGCATAATCATCTGTGCCTTCTGTGCCTCGGAACTCATATCGTAGAGCGGAGAACCGTTTGCTTGCATTGATGCAAGCGATAAGGAACTTGCTGCTGAATGCTGGTTGGCCATGCACTATGTACAAGTTCTGCATCACCATCAGTGGATTGGCTTGCATACGTGTTGCCATCTCCAGTGCGATTGTGCAATTTGCGATAACTGCCTCTGCTGGTAGTGGCTCGCGGCCCTTGAACCTGTATGAGTCAGGAATGAAATTAGACATCGCATAGAGTCTTGCTATCCTCTGAGTAGCTTCAAACTGCTTAACCTGTTGTCCGACTGGAGTTGCTGCAAACTCCGTGTCTTGCTTAATTCTAAGCAACTGAATTTCTTGTTCTTGCGGTGTCATCGTTACAACCGCATTGTTCTTGTTTTGTTCCATTGTTTTAGGTGTTGTTATGTGTTGTTATAATAGCCCAGCGTGCCACTCTTCCTCGTGATACAGCGTTGAACCAATCAGTTTTAATTCTTTCCTCGCTTCTTCCGTATCTGCTTCTTTTGCCATGTCGAACACCTTTATGCTGTCAAGGTAAGTGTACGACTTCGCTCTCCGAATCAGCTCTTTGTCCTTTTCTGTCATGGTTCGTAATCATTACTGCCAAACTCCTCTCTAACATATTGAAGGGCGTCAACTACATCACAAGATGTGTCACGCGCTGACTTTAGCTCTTCAATTTCTTCCCAGCCTACCTTTTCTCTTTGCAGCTGGTCTACGAGAGCATCTATTTCTTTGTATAATTCGTAAGCCTTGCGCTCTATGGCTTTTATCTTGCCAGTCTGTTTCGTGTCCATATTAGCAATCTTCGAGTGATAACTTTATGAGTGTTTGCACGCAATCAGGAAACATTCCAGCCCTGTATATGCACACGGCAATAATTGCGGTCGCAATAAAAAGTGAGATGCCGCAGAATGGTATCATGTCGTACAGCGTTATGCAACCGTGTCCAGTTGATACGCACATCATTGCACAAGCAACGAAATCAAGTACGACTATTAAGGAGAAACACAACCACTTCATCATCGTATTCTTTTAGTTACAATTCCTTTTTTAAGCAGCATATTTCTTACTGCTTGAGTCGAGATGTTCTCATTTTTAGATATTACCTGCATAAGTCGCCATTTTGCGGCTGTCGGGTATTTTTGTTTTAGCTCCAAGAACGAGCATACTACACGCTTTTGACGTTCGTATCTGCGTTTCTCGTTCTCTGTCATTAAGATGTCTGTCATACCTTTATTCTTTTAGTTGTATATTAGTTTCAGTGCAGGCGGCTGGAGTCGAACCAGCTAATGTCCTAACGTTTCGCAAGACCGAACGCGCTACAAAGGGCTATCCAGCATCGTAATGGTAGCGAGTTCAATGTACTATCTTCTGCCGTCTATCCGATTAACGGCCTATCACCTGCGTTTGCCCGTCTTTCCGAGCTGCCAGCCCCTCGCCTTGGCTGCTTGACTTTTGAGTTGGCGAGTTAAATGCAACACTTTGCACTCATGGGCAATTCTTATGCGATTTCCAAATAATTAAGTCCGTATGTGTCAGAACATTCTACAAACTGTCCAAAACGGTTCTTGTTGCAAGCGAACCCCTTGAACCACTGTTGTAAGTGGTAAGAGCTACATTTTAGAAGTTTTGCAAGCTTCCAAGTTGTTTCTTGCAACTTGTTTTCTTCGTTTACTTTCTTCCCGAAGTAAACGATGAGCGCGCTAACAGCACTCATTTCAGTTTTACAAGAAGTTCCGTAGAGGAGGGGCGATTGAATAGCATCGCATATTTCTCCTTTTTCTTCGTTGATGCTCTCGGCCATTATCTCAACCTCGCGAGCTTCGAACTCGTCAAGGCCGAATTTTTTTACCATGGCCTTTATATCTTTCTTGTATATTGTTTTCATTGTTATTTATATTTGTTATATTTGCAATGTTTGTTACTTTATTTCTTATTTGCGTTGCAAAGATAAAAAGAAAAATTCTTACAAACAAGAAAATAACAAGAATAGTTTCTATTTTAGTATGTTTTAATAATAATTCTTCTTATACAAACAATGAACAAGCAACAAAGATTTAAGTCAGCATTTGACTATCTAAGAAGTATAGGTGCTATTCACACGCAGAAGGACTTAGCAGATAAAATAGGCGCATCACAATCGAATGTATGCAGTGCGCTGAAAGGAGTCGAAAAGGTTCTTACTGACAGATTCCTTATTAGATTTAATGCCGCTTTTTCTGAAAAATTCGATACAGACTGGCTCCTAACTGGAGAAGGCGAGATGCTTCGCGACCAATCTACAACCAACATAGCGAGAAACAACACCTATGGAGATAACGCCAGCGAAAACAACAATATGACTATTACGAACGCGCGCACGCGCACGCGAGAGAAAAATGAAAACGATAAGCACAAAGAAATCATATATAAGCCAGTCGTTACGAAGCAGCTCGCCACACAGCCTGATACAGACGTGTATTCTGCGATTAAGGAGGACAAGACGCTGAAACTGCAATACATTCCAACTATACCGCCCTACACATCTATTGACTTCTACTATACAATTCGGCAAGACGCGATGCAGCCCGAATACAAACTCGGAGAAGTCCTCGCACTTGAACACATGAAAAGCAATTCGGACATTGTGCAAGGTGCTGCAATGGTCGTTGATACAAGTGATTTCGGGTTCTTGTTCAGACGGATATACGACCGAGGAGATTACTACGAGTGCAGGAGGATTAACGAAGACAGCGTATTCGAGAATCAAAATGTGCCGAAATCAAAAGTCATAAGGCTGTACAGAGTGGTCTATTCGATGAAGTTCGGAGATTGAGAACTGCAATAGATTTTTACTTGTAGCCCTACTGAAATCAGTAGGGCTACAAGAACACGAGCATAGATAATAAAGTTATGAAATACGTATACACCTTTGCAGTTGATGCGCGCGGTACATTGTAAATTACATAAACAAAAAACGATTATGACTAAAACAAGAAAAATAGTAGTACAAGGGAATGAAATCTCTGTGATGTTACAGGAACGTGATAATGACTACATTTGTATTACAGATATGATAAGGTCAAAAGAAGGAGATTTCTTTGTTACTGATTGGCTTCGCAATAGAAACACACTTGAATATATAGGAGCATGGGAGCAACTACACAACCCCAATTTTAATTATGGCGAATTCGCCATAATTAAATCAAAGGCTGGATTAAACAATTTCAAAATAAGTGTAAAAGAATTGTGCAATAAGACTAACGCTATTGGCATTTTTGCTAAAGCTGGAAGATACGGAGGTACATACGCACATAAGGACATTGCGTTTAATTTTGGAATGTGGATAAGTCCTATTTTCCAATTATATATTGTACAAGAATACCAGAGACTTCGAGAGAAAGAAAGCAATCCGTTGCTTGAAAAATGGAACGTTAAACGATTGCTTGCAAAAACGAACTATTCTATTCATACAAATGCAATCAAGTCGCTTATACCGAAGTACAACATCTCAAAATACAAAGAACGTTTGATATATGCGTCCGAGGCCGATATGCTCAATATTATATTGTTTGGGTGTACAGCAGAAGATTGGCGCACCGCAAATCCAGAATTGGCAAAGAAAGGGCTTAATCTACGTGATACAGCCACAATAAATCAGCTGGTTGTGTTATCAAATATTGAAAGTATGAACTCCGAATTATTAAAGCAGGAACTGCAACGAGAAACGAGAATGCAAATCTTACACAAGATGGCAAAAGAGCAGCTTAAAGTATTGAAGGATACTAACACGGAGGAAGATTTCAGAATGCTTGAACAGAATGCAATATTGAAGAATGACAAAGAGGAGAACAAATGAAATACGTATACACATTTGCAGTTGATGCGCGCGGCTCTCTCCGCGTGTTCATCACTTACAACAAGCGTAAATTCTCTTATTCGCTCGGGTTCCATGTTGACAAGAGCAAATGGGATATGGCCATGCAGCGGTGCAAGCGCAACACAACTCACGGAAAGAGCTTTACACCTGCAATTAAGATAAATGCGGAGGTACAGAGGTATGAGGAGACAATACAATCCGTTGCCAACTCATTCAAGGAGTCGCCTACAACAGAGGACTTCAAGGCTGCGCTTGACAAGGAGTTTAAGAGAGAAAAGAAAACTGCACAAAATGAAGGCTTCTTTGATTTGTACGAGGACTATATCAACGAACAAGGCAAATTGTGCCATTGGGGCAAGAGCGTAATATACAAGCACAGGAAGCTACTGCAAGAATGGAAGATGTTCGATGACGATATGAGCATAGAAAGAATCAATCCCGAAACACTTGACAGGTTTGCAGTATTCCAAACAGACCTCGGCCACCAAAACGAAACGACCAAGAAGAAGCTGTCAATGTCCAAGTGGTTCTTCCGCTGGCTTGTGGCCAAGGGCTTATTAACTGACATCTCCTTTACTGCACAGAAAACACACCTAAAGCGTGCCAACCGCAATGTGGTATTTCTTACATGGGAGGAACTGATGAAGGTATACAATCACACATTTGAGTACCCTTACCTTTCGCGCACTCGTGATATATTTTGCTTTTGCTGTTTTACTTCATTGCGTTATTCCGATGCAGCCGCACTTAGAAAGACAGACATATACGATGACGCGATACACATAACCACGCAAAAGACTAATGACAAGATTACAATAGAGCTTAACAACTACTCTCGCACAATCTTACAGCGTTATGCGGACAACGATACAGACAAGGCTCTCCCTGTCATCTCCAACCAAAAAATGAACGTATATATCAAGGAGGTGTGCCGCCAATGCGGCATCAACGAGAAACTGACAGATATATATTATATAGGTGGAAAGAAAATAGAGGAAACGAAAGAAAAATGGCAGATGGTCGGAACGCACAGCGGAAGGCGTACATTTATATGCAATGCGCTAATGCTTGGAATTGCACCCAATGTCGTTATGAAGTGGACTGGACACTCCGATTACAAGAGCATGAAGCCTTATATTGATATAGCTGATAAAGCCAAAAAAACGGCTATGGACTTATTTAACAAGTAGCCATAACCGCTTATTTCGCACGCATTTTAGCACGCATAAATCATAAGTCGCTGATAATCAGCATACCATGTGGACCAGCTAGGACTCACGGATTGTTTTTAGTTGTGTAGGTATAACGCAATAGACTGTTGATTATCAAGCACCTATAAAATAAGACTGCGCAATATATCACAACTAAACGCAACAAATAGCACGCAATTTCGCACGCACCTCAAAGAAATGCGTGCGATTTCTGTCACGCCTGTCTTAATCGCTACTGGGCGCAAAGATAATGCTTATCAGGCGTTTTTCTGCCAAAGAATATGTTTTGCAGCATATTTTGCAAAAATATTTTTGGTTTTCCTTGGATTTTCAAATTAGGGGCAGTATCTTTGCATTGTAATTAAGAAACAAAGTAACAAACAACTAAAACAGCCACAACAATGAAAGAAAAAGAAATTGAATACGCTGGTTACAGCGTAATAGTTAAAGAAGATGCAGAGAATTTTTACATTGATTTTCGCACAGGTTTGGGCGAGGGCATCTACCCCAAATCAGACTGGACTTTAGAAGCAGCCTTAAACGACCAAGCTAACATTTACAACGAACAATAAAATTGACAGAATTATGAAAATAGCAGATATACAGAAAGTAGAGAAGAACGCAAGCATCGCATATCAAGATATTAACCACCTTATGAGTGACGAGATTGCACTGTTAGATTTAGCTTACCCTAATCACGATGGCAAGCAAGATGCCGATGCGGTTGGCGAAATGCTCTATCTTAGGCAAAGTGTAGCGGCCCTTAAAAAGGCCTGCGAAATTTTAGAAACGAAATTGACCAGAGTCGTAGGCGAGTAAGATGATAAAAAAGCCCCACCTTCACGGGGTGGGGCTTACCACGAGATTTAACTCTCGACTCTTTATCTACAATAGTAGAAATTAAATTGCTCGCAAAAGCGTTCAATCCACAACCCTTGATAGGGTTGACAGCGCAAAGATAAGCATAAATTCTACAAGTTGTATGATAAGGCCAAAATTTTCACTTAAAAAATTGAATTATGGCATACTTAAACAAACAACAATACGGTTACCGCAGAGAGTCGGCAGCAGCACGCAATCTTAATAACGAAGAAATTGCGGTGCAGAATGGAATGACCTCAGACCAGGCAGAACTTATCTCCAAGCTCTGTGCTATCCGTCACGATTTCCACTGCAATATTGACAGCATTGTCAAAGGTGGCGACGATAACTCAATCTCTGATGAGATAGAGAACATAGAATACGGAATCAACGAAAGTGGACTGCCTGAATTAGATATTGTAAGCATGTTGCTCGATATTGATGACCTCGATGGTCTTGTATACGAATATGGCGAAGACGTACCCGAAGACCACGACAGCGAAGAATTTCAAAATTGGTATGACGATAATTATGCTCGCATCTACAGCGAGCTTGAAGAAGTGAATAAAAGCATCGAAAAATACTTAGCTAACATAGACAACCAGTACGGAACACGCTGGTGCCCTACTGGACAATTAAGAATAATGTAATATGGATAACCACCAAATGTTCTATTTCGGCACAAACGGGAGTCGTGAATGTGTCCCCCTTATTGTTTATCATGATGGGGACGTATCGCCACTCTACCTTGAACACGAAGTATGTGAAAAATTAGAACGCACCTTGTCCTATATGTCCTTGGAGAATGTTACTTTTGGAAGAGGCTATTTCCTTGGAAGAATGTGGACAGTATATCTTAAACCATGGTCGGTAGATGATTACAGATGTGGCTGTTTTACATCCCTGTTCTGTGATGGGACGCACACCATTGAAGAAATGGAGTCGATTATAAAAAGGACTCCATTTTTGCAGCGTCAGTTTAGTAAGCCTATTGAACCAAATTGTGAACCAAATAGATTTAGGGTGGTGAACAAGGTTTGGGGCTAACTGTACAACTGCCCGATGAAGATAAAGTAGTAAAATATATGGAAAACAAAAAAACATGGGGCGGCAAACGCCCAAACGCAGGCCGCAAAAAAGTTGGTGATGCCATACTCTATTGCAGCATACCGAAGAAAGCATTAGACGAAATTAAGGCAGCAGCAAAAGAAGAGAACCTTGCAGTAGGAACATACCTCGTAAAGAGGCTCGGATTATAGCAAAAGCGTGACAGGGTGTCACGCTTTTATTCACTCAAAACTCTGCATATACCTCCATATTTTATTGCAGGGCGCATCTTCGTCCTCGAAGAAAAACGCATGACCCGTCTCTATAATCAAGTCTGGCGTCAACGTCTTGCACAAGTCGGCATAAGCCGCATTAAACGCTACATACTTGTCGTAATCCGTCACACAAGGTTTGAATTGCAACCCTTTCGTAGCTTCAAGCACTTGCTCCAGACTCCAATGCGGCCCGTGATGCTCTGTACCGTCTTTAGTGGTGTAATATATGCGGCTGACAGCCTCCTCCGCACTCTCCTTGTCAAAGTGCTTGCACTTGCCACCACCTTTGCAAAATACCATATATAATCTTCCCATAATCATCATTTCTTGAACTCGTTAATAAAATCGCGAAGGACAGCACCAAGGCTCTTCACCTCGTTCTCAATGCCTTCAATTCGCTTGTCCTGCGCGCGCTTCTCTGCAAAAGCAGGATTAAGCTCCTCCAACAACTGGTTACAATTTGTAACCGTTTGCTTGTGCCGCTCAACCTGTGACAAAGCCTCCTCGCTTGCAGCTTTTAGTGCTTCCACCTCCCTTAGTATTCCGTCCTTGTCGGTTGACAATACAAGATGCCCTGCATACGTTATTGTTGCAGTTTCGGGGATTGTGTATGTCTTAGTAGCACCATCTGCCTCTATGGTTATGTCTACTACAAGACCAGTCGGCTGCGCGCCAAAAGCCTTGGCTTGGCTATTGTCGTAGCGCGGAACTGCAACACTCACGGCTTTGCCTTGGTAATACCTTGCGCCCTCCTTGTCAAGGAAATATATCGGATAACCGATTTTGATGTCTTTGAATAGCATGATTTCAATCGTTAGTAGCACGTGGGGCAATTACTTCCCCACGTGCTTGTTATTACTTCTCTTTCGACCTCTTCCGAGACCTCGCGAAAAAGCTATTGTTGTCAACCTTTTCGTTGACGTCAATAGAATGGTCCTCAGAGGTTATTTCCTTTCTGGAAGCGACCCCTCTTCATGCCGTGGCAGTCGTAGTCTTGCTAAGGGCTGCAATCAGTGCGGCAGTCTGGTTCTGCTGAGAGAGTTCCAAACGTGCGTCTTGATACTTGCGGTCTATGTCGGCATACCAATGGTCGTTCAAGGCATCAATTATGCGCTGCGTGTTGTCCTGTCCTGCACGTATCACATCGCACTTGTCTTGCGACATCTGGTAGCCAACAGAGCTAAATCCGCGTTCCACAGACGAGTTTACGAAATTGAGGCTCTGCTGCAAGGAGTTGGTCTGTCCTTGTATTGCGAGCTGGTTCTCATAGCCCATCTTGGTGATGCTATTCTGCGTGTTGCAGCAACAATTCTGAATTGCCTGAATAACTGCCGCATCACCTCTTTCCGCTGCGTTGATTACGCGCTCGGCCGAGAAACCAACCTTGCCACCAACTTGGTCAATAGCGGAACGAACAGCGCACACGCCTTGCTGCAACTGGTTGAAGTCGCAATTAAGGTTCGCGCCCAGTGTGGTCAAGGCATCGTTATTGCCCTTGATTGCCTGCATCAGCAGGTCGGAGTTGTGGTTGTCAGCCATCTGCGAGCGCAGCGACTGAATTTGGCCCTGTATCTCGGCATCTTGCAGACCATTGCGGTTGTTGCCGAACCCGAAGCCATTGCCGCCGAACATGGCGAGGAAAATAAGGTACAAGAACGGATTACCTCCAAGGCCACCGTTCATCATAGCAGCCAGTGCCATAGGGTCATTGCCCTTGTTGTTCGCCATTGCCGCATAAGCAAGCGCATCATTACCTCTGTCGCAACAGATTACTTTCTCTACATTGTCCATAATTATTTGAATGTATTAAGTCGGTCGGGGAATATCCCCCGATAACGCAAAGGTGGTGACAAGTTGCTTGTGAGTTGCTTGTGAGTTTTGTTTGTTGTTTGTGAGTTACTTGTGAATTGTTTGTCCTATCCACCAATAATGCAAAAAGCCACCCGAATGGGGTGGCCTTTGTTCATTCATAATCATTTTACATCTTCTGGTCCTTTATATCCTCTCTTGATATTCTCTTCGAGTAATGTTTGGTAAAGGTCAAACGTACTACCATCGCGTTTAAGCCAATCATGCAAAATTTGGATAAATTCCTGCATTGCAGGTAAAAATGCTTGCCTACTGTCAGCACCACGTATGCCGTCACGCCCTTTCCTATGTCCTGTAAGAAATGTATTTTTCTCTTCGCGTAACATAGTATTTCCTTCCTTGTATTCATCACCTTTTGGCAACTTCTCGCGGAGTGTTTTCTCTATGACTTTATAATATAATTCATATTTCTCATTTGGATTGTCAGTCGGCAACTCAATCAGTTTCTGTAATTCATCTTTAAGGACAACATTATCGTTATCCTTATCAATGAACAAACCGTCAGTCTTTGCCTTGTCGGCATTAAACAACAGCTCCTCAACTTCTCTTGATTTTTTTTCTTCTGATAGGACTTTGGTCTTATTTGTCATATATTCAATTTTTGTTTATACGTTTCAGCCACTTCTCTTATCGTTTCAACCTCGAACGGATTTGTATTTACTCTTTCCGTAGCTTTTTCCGACCTCGGTATTAGAGCACTGTATTCTGCCCAGTTGTTTGTATCATAAGCAATAAGCGCATAAATTAGCGAGGAATGGACGCCCCATTTCTGAGCATACTTTTTTATCATCAGAGGTGCGTGAACATAAGGCTTTATAAATTGCAATTTTGTTGGCGACAGAATAAAGTCGCGAGCAAATTTATCTGCCGCATTTTCATCTGTCAGAAACAAATCACCTTCGTCAGAACTCAAATGCACTTTGTTGAGCACAATGTCATCAAAATCAAACAAAACATGGTATAGCTCATGGAATAGAGAAAACCATAAGGTCGGATAGCGTTTGTTCAAGTCTGATATAACAATACATGGCTTTCCATTATACTCCATTGTTGCGCCACGTACTTGCATTTTGGGTAATGATGGTTGGTAAATCATCGTCACACCAACAGAATAAAGGGCACGAGCCACGTGATACAGCCCTGTTTCTACGTCTTGCGAACAAGGACGAATCTTCGGCATTATATCCATAAGCCTATCCCTATCGTACATATTAGGGTTGTCAATATTCTTAAATTGAGCGTAAGCAGAAATCGTCCAGAAGTCACGCATCTTTTGGTCGTAACTCCTTCTTGTCATACTGTATGCTTTCGTCAGAACTGAAACGATATCTGCATATTCCTTGATTTGCTTGAAGCCAAAGAAATCGTTTATCCTTTGCACATAATTATTATCAGTAAAGAACCCTATCTTATTAAGTGTGTCTATGCTGAAATATTCGCAAAGGACTGCCGTATCACGTACATGGCAAATTTCACTAACATCTTTTGACTGAAGCGTATCAGCATTTGCGTTAAGGAAATCGTTCATCGAAACGCCGATAAATATAGCAACCTTCAATGTATTCAGAACGCTTGCACCAGTATAATTGCCCTTTATTATTTTATCAAGGGTCGCAACGTCCATGTCAAGCATCTTCGCTATTTTGGTTTTGCTTAGCCCAACCCTTTCTTGCTTACGAAGGAACAACTCCTCTATTGACAGGCAGGATATGTCATCTGTTGCTTCAACAGGTGGCACAAACACCCCTTTCATATACTCTTTGTATAAATCGCTCATAGCCTATTATTTTCTGCAAAAATACAAATATCCATGCGATATAGCAATATTTTCACCGATTATTTTCCGCTATTGGCAAGGAAACGGATTTCCTCACCTCCTCCCTCATCACCCGTGCAGCCAGCCCCTTTAGCCTGTACCTCGCACTATTCTTAAGCGAATTAACCCTCTGTTGACTCATGCCGCTAAGGAATGCAATATCACCCTCGCTCATACCAAGTTCCATCAGTACGTCCACAAGCACCACGCGCGCCACCACACACCGCTCCGAGCGACAGTTGGCAAGCGCATCAAAGTCAAGGCCGCTGGCTTGCATCACGGCTTCAACTGCACAATCAAAAATCTGTTGTAATTGTTCCATTGTTCATAAGTAATTTCGTTTGTAAAAAAAATAAGCACAAAGGCAAGCACGGAACACATCACCATGCGCCCATGCTTGCCAAACAAACAACCCAACAAAATCACTTATACTTACTATATATGTTGTAATATAGCAACACGCCTATTACTATGATAAACAGACCGCCAACGGCCCGAACCCTCCACCTCGCAGGAGGCTTCTCAACCTTTGTCACCGCATCACGCACCGTAGCCTTATGGCTTGTGCTGTTTGTGCGGTGTGTGCGGCATGACACATGACTGCTCGCACTAAGAGCGTCCTTGTTGTGAAACACACTGCGGTCGCGATACACATACTTCGTCAGCACCTTGCCAGCTGTGTCCACTACCACATAGGTAGTCATGCGGTCGGCTACACTGTCCACACTTTCCAATTTGGAAACTGTCACAATCGTATCGCGCACCATCACGCTGTCGGTCTTATACACTATCAGCGTGTCGTGCGTGCGCTCCATGCTCTGCACCACCTTGCGCGCGCAACTGCTGTGCAAGACAACTGCACAGATAATCACGATTAAAAAACCACTAACTCTACGCATATTCTTGATTATATTTGTTATCTTTGCAGTGTTTAATTCCCATATAAAAAGGGCACATCCTAAAAGAAGCCACTTAACTGCCGCACGAGTTTTTCCGTGTGGCAGTTTTTTTACACAAACTTTCCATAGGCAAAGTGGTTCACCCGATTTAGCCAGCCATTCAAATTCACCTTTTGGCTCGGATTCTTGGCAACAATAGCTTTGTAAAAAGCTATTCTGTCCTGCTTCAACGCCCCGAACAATGGCAGCGGACTACGCGTATTTACCGCCTGCAAGGTCTGCTTGCCCATGATGCCATCAGTAGCCGTTTTAACTATCCGCTGCAAGTGCGTCACGGCCGTCTTGACTCCGCTGTTATAGGCCCAATCCACGAGGATAAAGGAAACACTCTTATCCTGTATGTAGTCCGCCTTGCACTTGTCCCAATAGAATTTTTTGAATATGTGTTCCCACTCCGCATCAGTAATGTGCTTCAAGTCCTCTATCGTCTTGTTCTGTCCATACACACTGCGGTAAGTGGCCAATGTCACACCCTTGTTAGTCGGCCCTCCCTTGTCAGACTTTCTGTTGCAATAGCCGCCCTCGCGCTCCAGCACGAATGCCGCTAATTCTTTCCAATTTTCCATACGTCTAAACTTATTTTTCTTATCTTTGTAGGTGTTAATATTTTTGTTTTGACATGGTTATGTGATGGTTGGTGCGTTGGGAAACGCGCCAATTTTTATTCAGTTTTGTTCTCACGTTTTTCGCCATACACTTTAGTAATGCCAGCTGTGACAAACAAACTTGCCACGCTGCCTACGAAAGCACTAAGCCCCATAAGGTCGGTGTGTATTGTGTTACTGTTCATGACTTCCCATATTAGCACAAATGCCACACAGAGCAACAATACACACCCTATCAGGGTAACAGCCACAAGGAAAAACGCCTTGCTGCTGTGCCCACTGTTCACACGTATCAGTTCCGTGATATATCTCGTTAATCTCATAGACCTATTGTTCAGGGTGATTACTACTTGCACACAAAAGTTGTGGAGGCTGGCGGTTTGGGCAACCAAACACCGTACACTTTTGGCTCTCCGCATACTGCTGCTTCACAACCAGTTCTGCCATTTCCTTTTTTAGTCGTGCAAGTTCATCGCGTTGCTCATTCAACTGCACATATAGCGCATCAATCTTTCCATTCAGTTCCTCTTCGTGCTTCACCTTCTCATCATACAACTTCTGCCATTGTGCGGCATATTGTGTGATGTTGTCTGCCTCGGCTTTACCTGCTCTTGCAGAAGCTTCACGTTTCTTCGCATCATAAAAAAGAAATATGCCAAGCACTGGTATAGCTACGCCTGTAACGATAGAACTGATAGTTTGTATTAGGTCTGTCAAAATTCGCCCTCCTTTCTTCTTACATATGCTTCTATCTCTCTCGCAACTTCAACTATCTCATCTGGCTTTATGTCGCCGCGAGATGCTGCTATCTTTACGCACTCAATCCTAATTTCTTGTAGTCTGTTCATTATAATCCGAGTTTTGCTTTTATCTTGTTCAATAGTTCTTTGTCCGCTGCCGTCATCACACCAGCCTTTGCAGTTGTCGCAGCCGAAATGCTAAATGTGCGAGTGCCGCCAGTGGTAAAGATAGGTGTCACCACCTTCACCTCGGTTGCGGTGGAGTTCTGCTCGCGAAGTTCAAAAGCGTCAAGGCGTGCATATATGTCGCGACGCATTAGGCCATTGCTTCCCGTCCAGGCGTTGGGCAGCTGCACCTGACTGCAATTCTCCTGTGCCTCGTCATTGTTCGCGCCCCAATGCTTGAAGCGCAGAAACAGGTTGAAGTCGTTGTGCTTGTATATCCAAAACTTTGATGTGATAATAGTCTTAGCGTCTTGGTCCTTACCTTGCGAATATACGTAATTGGCCTTTGTTCCAGATGTGCTGCTCTGCACTGTCGGTGGCTTGATTTGCGCCATAGGCGTGTTCCATGCGCCCCACTTGCCGCCTTGATAGTAACGAACCGCAATAGCCAAGTTGCCAACTGTGTTTATTGACGCAATGCTCGTCTTTGCCGAGTTGAACGTAATGCTGCCTTGTATTGTCTGCATTAACACGCTGTCACCCACATTCAGATTAGCGAACGTCACGAACAGCGGAATGCCAAAACACTTCATGCGGTGCAAACCTTGTGCAGTTTCCGCGCCAAATGCGTCAAGCTCTTTGTTCAGCGCATCAATAGTAGTCACATTATCATGCGCAATAAGCCATTCTGCGGTATTGGCCAATGTTTTGCGCTCTGAGGCGTTGACAAGTCCGTTCCTTATCGTTGAATAGGGTATGTATTTATTCTCCCCGTTATCGTTTATCACGACCATCTCGCTGCCCGTCAGACTCGTGTCCTGCGGTAGCGATTTTAGTACATCTTTGAGTTTTACTGTTGCCATAATATTTAAGTGTTATCCTATGTCACCGCCTGGGTTAGAGGGTTTTGTAGGTGTTACTAAGTTATTTTTCCACCCAAATTTGTTTAGGTATTTTTTGTCAAATATTGGGTCGTTCCGTTTAATATCAATAGTTCCATTTGATACTTCTTGGCTTATACTGCCTTTTTCTGCGACCCAGTAAAAACTTCCATCACTTTCTATTGCACCAGTCAGAACCGCGGTTGTTCCATTAAGAATGTTGTAAGAACTCTGCGAAATACCATTGCCGCCTTTTACCTTAATTTTAGAACCATACGTTTTTACTGCTATATACCCTGCTCCTGTCTTGTTGATAATGTAAAACTTATAGTCAATAAAAGCCAAGCTTTCCGCATAATCGCTTGCTTCTTTGCCATACGGAGGCAGATAAATAATCGGATTGGTTTCTGGAAGATATGTGATTAAAAGTATCGGATTGATGCTATAAAAACTCGGCTTCCATTTGGTGTCACCTTTCTCTTGAAAAAAAACACCCTCCCATTCATTTTGATTACTTATCTGTGTAAGTCCCTTTAGATATGAGCCTTCAAGCAATCCGTTAACTCGGCCACTATCGCAGATGATATTCCCATGGAACGAATATCTCTCGTTCTTCGGGTCAATTATCACACGGCAGTCATCCTTGTAGATACCATACAACCCAACCACATTTCTGTCCTTACCGCCAAAGTCAAAGCCCTCACCGCTCATGGCGATACCTGTAAACTTTCCGTCTGCATCCTTTGTACCAAATACGGCATTCTTCGCGGCTACATAATCCGCACCAAGTTCGGTGGTCTGTCCGTCCCACTGGCGCACCCATGATGGCATATTTATCTTGTCTGCCGCAATGCCTGCAATATCGTTGTCGCTCCTTGTCCATGCGCTCGCTGCTTTGCCTAATTCGAGCTTTGGCTCTGATAGAAATAAAGCAGGCACAATAAAATTGCTTTGAGGTATTTGTTTCGTAATAGCGCGGAACAAACAAAGGCAGGTATCTGGCAAATTGGCTGCCGTCTTGAATGTCACGGTGTGGTATGTCCACTCATGTATTGGCGAAAATTTAACAGCACCATCTTTTGGCGTGTCTTGTTCCTTTCCGTCAACAATCATCTTTTCAGTGGTGTCAACCATTGTAAGGCCGTTTGTGTCATATGTCCACATATAGGTATATAGTGGTTGCGCAAGGCTTTTACTTTTTAGATAAAAAGAAAGCGTGTACCAAGTTGATGGCGCGATTTTGCTCTTGACATTTTGCTGAAAAAAATCAACATATGAGTCAGGAGTCGGCAAATCTCCATTTATTTTGAATGCAGTTTCAATCTGCACCGCGCCATGTCCGTTCAAACCGTCAGACCTCGTACCTTTCAGTTCAAAAGTTTTGTCTGTGGTCGGCACATTGTCAAACGTTTCTTGCTTGAACTCTGTATAGTCAAGCAAGTTTGGGCGCATATCCTGCCCGTCCGCACCATCTTTCCCAGGCTCACCGTCTTTTCCAGGCGTGCCGTCTTTGGCCATATAGCTCACGCTGTAAGAATACGTGCCATCGGGCCATTTCGTGCGCGTCCACAGATATTTGCCCACTTCCGATGGCGGCACACTGTTTAGCCATGTCCCCGTTGGCGCATTAACTCCGCTGCTGCCTATCTGATAGGTCACATTGCTCTTGCTGTTCGCGCCCCACTTTATAACCACATCACTGCCAATCGTCACAACACCAGTTGCAGGATTGTACGTTATAGCTCCTCGCCCAAGGTCAAAATAGCCATCATGGTCAAAGATATAGTTGTCTTTTCCAGTCTCATCATCAAAAGACACTATCGTACCTTTTCGCATATAGAGTCCAAATGCTTCACTATTAGGTATGCGGCCCAAACTGCAAACTATCTTGTCAGAAAACGACTTGGAATTTACGCCATTAAGCAAGTCAATGGTCGGCACACCGTTTTCGGTGGCATGGAGGTATATCGCATTCTGTCGGCTCGGTTCGGTGGTGTTGCCATACTGCACAATCTCGTCACCAGCCGCAGGCAAGTTCATCGGCACGTCATTGTTCAATACCTTCTCCGTATCGTCATTCTGATAAATTTCTCCCACAAACTCGCTGGCCATGACGGTGAACCAACCCTCCTTCATGTTTGCGCTCTCAATCTTCACCCAGTAGCCCTTTATGCCTTTGGTCTTGCCATCAGAACCCACCTCCACACGCTGGCAGCGTATAATGTCATTCTTTACAAAGCCGCCATACCCGTGAGTGGCTTCGCCTTCAAGCTTAATAAGGTAGTATTGGTTTCCGTGTTCATCGGTGCGCAGACTTACTTCCTTTACCTTGCCGCACGCCTGGCTAATGCCGAGTGAGCCGCATATCGCACGCACTTGGTCTATTATCAGCTCATGCGCAATAAAGGCTTTACGCACCTTTACATTGTCTATTTCAAGCGTGTATTCTGGCGTTTCTTCCGAGCCGCTGTTGAATATCTTCCACCCATGGCCCATGAAGTCCGAAGCAAAGTATTCTTGCATCTCGCACACCACCTTGCCGAAAGCGTTAAGCACCTTGTTTCCTGTGCTTCTTGCGCTTCCTACAAACCCGTTGAACCATGTGCTAAGTAATCTCGCCATATCTCTTATTCAAAATATTCTATTATACCATCTGCGGCAGTGTCATTTCCGCTGTAACCGCTTGCGAACATTGCTCCTGCTTCAAACGTTATAAGCCCTTGTGCGTTGTCATCATCGCGGCTGTGCAGAAAGGTGTTCTTCATACGGAGAGCAGAATACACGTTATCATCTGTTTCTTTCGTTGTGTCGTTTGTCTTGATGATATAGACTGATGCTCCGCCCGATGTGCCTTCGCTTACGAGTGTGCTGCCGCCAACATTAAGGCTTACTTCGTTATTTATCTGCTTCTCCAAGTCCTTAAACTTGGAATAGGTGGCCTTTTCTCCGATGATGTACGTAGGGCTATCATAAGGTATGTCCATCTTCTTTTCATAGCCCATAACGCGGCTTTCACGCTTTCCGCTGCGGAATAGTGCAGCGTTATACATTGTCACTCGTCTGCCGAGGTCAAAGTCCCATGCGTTTTTCGCGTCAAGGTCGCTGCCGCTGTAATCTTGCACTATCTCATTGCCATAATCGTCAACGAGTGTGTTGCCGCTGTCATCGGTAATGTTTGTTTTTTCCCTCACACCATACGCTATATCCGAAAACAAGGTACATTCGTAGGTATTCGGGTCAATCATCATTTTCTTGATTTGCTTCTGCGTTTCCGTTGCAAGTTCTTCTTGAGCTTCGCCTATAAGTCCAAGGTTCTCAATTCGCGAGCTGTCCCAGCCAGTTAGGATAAATTCGTTGCCTTTTTCGGGGTGCATTGACTTGTTAGGGAGATAAAGACCGCCATCGAACTGCTTTCTTAGAATGCGGAAAAACTGATGGTCAATGGTTGGCGTTGTGGGCGTTTCGGAGCTGTTGAACTGCACATCAAAGGTCAGTCCTGCGAGTGGGCCAGACTGGAAGATGACTTGCATATTCTCGCCATTTGGAAGCTGCCATGCTCTATCAAAGACGAACGAGTTCGTCTTGATGTAATATTCGGTGTATTTCTCGCCTGTGGGCTGCTTGTTCTCGTCCACTACATTTTGCAGTTTGTCGCGCACCTCTGTTATTTCTGATTTTGTGCGAGGGTATATGTCATCGAATACAAGCACTTTCTCAACAATTTCTCCGTCCTTGGCCTCTTGTGTGTCTATATATCCAGGCGATGGCAGCGTTAATCGCGTTTCAGCGAGGGCCTTGATTGCCTCTGCGTCTTGCTTGTTCGCTGGGAAGAAGTGTGTCGGAAGCTTCGCTGTTACAAGGTTGTTGAGCGTGAATTTTTCTCCACCTTTAAGCGCGATTGCGCTCTTTGCAATCTTGAACATACTCGTATGTACGTCAATCGTTGGTTCGATGTATTGTGTGGTGTTATACCATATAGCCTTTGCTTCCTTTTTCGTTTTAGTGAATGTTATTTTGCATTCCGCCTGAGTGTAGGTGTGCGCTCGGTTGTCCGTGAATCCTATTTCCGCGTTAGCATCTCCTATTGATAACTCGCCCGATATTCGGCCATATCCCGTAGCTATCTCAAGCACATATTGCACGCAGACTTCTGTATCTGCTTCTAATTTCAGCTTTGGAAAATTGAAATGGTGTATTGCTTGAACCTTGTTCGCTCCAGTACCCATTCCGTCCAAATTCAGTGCATACTTGTATGATGCAAGTACGTTCTGAATTGTTTTTGTGCCTATTGTGAGATTGCTCCCTTTAGCCTTTGCTGCATCTGTGACTACTGCGTAGATACCTCCTGCTCTTAAGTATTCTTTATCTTTTTTTATGCTGCCTGCTGTCCATTTCAAATTTAGTGGCAACATACTTAATGTGTCAGACTTTTTGTAGAGGAGCTGCTCCTTATACTCGCCTTGTATCAGTTTTACGCTGTTTGCAAGTTTTACCTCGAAGTAGAATACTGCAGGTCTGTTCGTGAAGTTATCATTATTGAATGTTGTTCTGTCTATCGCAGCCTTTCCAAAATTCTTAAATGAGTTATTATCTACCTTTACCTCCGTTACTTTGTCAAAATACTCGGAGTAGAACGGATATTCGGAGCTGAAATACCAACTGTCTGTTGTTCCTTTCAGCCCCGTGACGGTAAGCTCTACATCACCTTTATCCCAGTTTGCAGGCAGATTGTTTGACGAGCCAAAAGCATACACACGCGTTGCATAGTCTGTTTCGCTCTTAGACCCGTCCATGCTTTCGACGTTCTTGCCAAGGATAAAGTCCACGTTCGTTCCCTCTGCGTCCTGACATTTGCCGAAGTGTATCACGTTTTCTATTACCCACCATTCGGTGTCCCAAGCCTCTGCTATCTGTGCCAGTGCGTCAATGTAGTTGACAGACGAGTAAGATTGCGTTTTTACCTTTTCCAAATCATCGCCATCAACCTTATGCACTTTATACGTGTATTTCTCCGTACCATTATAGCACATGCCCTCCACAGCGTCAAGGCAGCGCACAAGGGTTATAACTTGTTGTTCGAGGTTAGCCGTGAGGTTGAATGACGCCTCCAACGTGTTGTTGTACTTCGATTTGTACTTGTACATTCTGTTCTTCCACGCGAAGTAGTATGCTTCGAGTTTCAGCTCATACTTATAACCGCCCGTGTTGCTGTCGTATGTCGGTGATTGTATCTCTGTGACTTGGTATACCTTGTCATGCCACGTGCAATATGAGCCAATGGGGAAGAATACGGGTTCTGCGAGGTTGAAGTGCAGTTCCACGTAATCTTCCTTCATCAGCTCTTTGCGTTCGATACACCCAACGAAGATATTGGGCATCTCGTATATTAGCTCTCCCTTTGGGCTGTATATTGGTAATGTCATTCAAAGTGCAGTTTTATCGGTCTGTCGGGTTCGGTTCAAGGAACTTGATTTTGATTGTTCTGAATTTATCTCGTCTGTAATCCGTTATTTCTTCAACCTTACGAAAAAGTAGCTTGAATGTCTGCCCGATTCGTCTTGCCTCAAAGTTAATCATACCGCTGCGCAATACGCCAAGCATAAGGTCTGTATTAGCTTGTATCTCGCTGTACGTACTTCCCTCAAGTAAGAAAGTGAGTGAAAACTCGCGTTTCTGCACCTTTATACTATCCGAGTTTATAACGAGTCTTACTCCATTTTCAAGGCGACTTTCGTTGCTTATTACTTCTTTCGTTTCCAAGTTGCCTTGCAGTGTGTTGTAAGTACCTTTCAGAGGTTGTGCCTTATAGTTTAACCAAATATCCTTTCCGTTGATTATAATTTGTCCAGTCATATTCTTATATATTACGCGTGTTCTTTTCTATTTTCGCAAGTCGCTCATTCATGCTGTACAGCTCATTTGTATTCTTTTCTATTGCAGCGAGATGACTTACAGAAGTTCGTTGTATCTCTATTGAGGTGTCGTAATACTCATTTCTGCCTCTTTCGATGTTTATCATCTGGCAAAGACTGTCATTTATCTTGTCGTATTTCAGCGTGTCAATGAGTTGATTATCACGTATCTGATACAAGGCTTCTGTCTGTGCCAATGCGCGGCCGCTAAGTTCCTCGATGCTGCTCTCTGACGCTGCCGCAAAGCCTTTTGTCTGTGACCCGTCACTTGCTTCACCGCCAAGCCCGACATTGTTCAGCGTGTCGTTTCGCTGATTTGTAAAGTTGTTTGCAGCCTCTTCCAACTCTTGCTTAAGCTGGCGTGCATGCTCTTCGGTCAGCGTTCCTCCATCGGCCTCTACTTGCTTCTGATAGCGTTCTGTATAATCCTTTGTCCACGCTTCGACTGCTTTACCCATAGTGTTGTCTATGAGGGCTTTGCGCATCTTGTCCTTTACAGAATTAGCGAAATCGTCTGCACCGCTGTTCATATCTTCAAGAACTGACATGAAGTTGGAGTACATATCATCAAACTTGATGCCTGTAAACTTCTCCTTCATATCCTCTTGAAAGTCTTGCGTAGCCTTCTTGCATTCAATCAGCTTGTCCAAGTAGTCTTGCATTTCCACGGGGAGCTTCGCCCAGTATTCGCCATTGTCTGCGCCTTTGGCTGCTACAAGTTGGTCGTAGCTGAGGTTCGTTAGGTCAGACACGCTGTTAATCTGCACGCCTGCCGCTTGGCTCATTGCTTGCAAGCCCTTTGTCCCAAGGTCGCGGTCTATGCGGTAACCGTAGCTATGAGCATTGGGCTTCCTTATCTTAAGATAACTTTCTGCGAGTTTAGTTAATGACTTTTCTTCAGCCTTGTACAAGGCTTCAACTTCCTTGACTTCTTCTTTCGCATTGTTGCCGAATTTTAGGTCAATATATTCTTGCTTCTTATCTATAAGGTCACTCCATATACCCGACAGTTTTTCGTAATGTTCAAGTTCGTCTTTCCATGCTTTCATGCCATCGTTAAAACCGAAGAAATACGCCATACTTGTACCAAGACTTTCAATCGCATTTGAAAGATGTAATATAATTCCGAAGACATCACCACTCTTTAAGCTGTCGAATGCAGCGACCGCCTCGTTTGAACTCTCCGCGAAGGCATTCATACCTTTGGAGAAATTTGAGTCCTCATCACCCCATTTCTTCGTTAATTCGTTAAGAGATTGGACATTCTGATTGACGCCTTTTATTATCGCTTCGGTCATTGCAGCCCCACTTGCGCCACTGCCGCCCATCGCGCCCTCTGCAGCTTCCATACCCTGTTGTGCACCTTGCATAGCTTCCGCTGTCTGGGCTGCACTTGATGCCATGTTTGCGGCTTCGCCTTGCGCTTGTCCAAACCCTTTGAATAAGGATTGGAATTTTTGCCCGAATTGCGACATATCGCCACCGCTCTGCTGGAACATATTCAAGGCTTGTGACATATCCATTCCGCTGAATTGGTCAGCATTCATGTTACTGCCGCTGTCCTTTAAGAACGCATTAAAGTCTTGCCTACTCTTGCTTAATTTTGCATCTGCGGTTATCTTGTTCGCTTCGGCTTCATAATTGTTTTGTTTCGCCTTTTCAAACTCTGCCTTTTTTATCTCATAGTTTTTCCTTAGCTGTTCATCTTCAAGTTTCTTGCCTACAATCTTGGTTACGAAATTGTCACCAGCCCATAAAGTCTTATTCTTGTCAATTTGTTCGCTTGCTTGCTTGTATTTTTCAACGAACTTGGCTTTATCAGTAGCGTTCAGCTTGTCATCTAACTGGATAATGTCCCATAGCTGTTGCTTTACCTTTTCAAGGGTGTCGTTGCTTAATTTCGATAGGTCTCCAAACGCATTCATCCAGTCAAAATCTTTCATCTTTTCCTCTGCTTCAAGCGCAGAAACGGCTTCATCGTGCTGCTTCTTAAGCATAAGGAATTGAGGTGAGTTTTCGTCAACCCCCTGCTTATCATACAAGAACTTCTCCTCCAACGCCTTGCGTTTCTCCAAGAATGTTCCGTACTTCTCGTAATAGTTATTCCATGCGTCCTTGGATTTAGACACCCAGTCAAGTTGGGCTTGGGCGTTGCGGTGCAACTTTTCAAGTTCATCTTTCTCTGCTTGTGATGTCGCCTTAGACAACTGTTCTTCAAGTTCTGCTATGTCGTTGCGTAGAGAGTTAATCTTGTCTTGCCGTTCTTGTTCTTGCTTGTCGTATGCCTGAGCGAGGCTGTCAACTGTCTTTCTTTGCTGCTTCTTCTCCGTGAAATCATATAACAATTTGTATTGGTCTTTAATCTTGTTAACCGCATTTTTGTCGACCATGTTATCATTCCATGCAGTTATCTTTCCGCCTCTCGCCTTAATTACAGCTTGCTCCGCTTCATATTCTGCTTTCTGTCGCTTTATTTCGGCTTCTACTGCTGCATCGCCTTGCTGCTTAATCTTATCAAGTTCGTCTTTATTTTGTTTCTCGCGTTCTTCTCGCGTTCGAGCGTAGCCATCTTTCATAGCTGCAATGCGAGCATCTGCGATTGCACTCTCTACCTTCGCGACTTCTTGCTCGCGTGCTTTGTTGTTTTTGTCATAGACATCTATAACTTTGCTATTCGCCGAGGTAACTGCATTAGATTGGTTAAGCCCTCTCTTTGCGGCAGATTGGGCCTTAGATGCCATTGAACGGAGGTTAGCTTGTTCCATGCGCGTGAGCATACGTGTTGATGCTGCCGCGGTGGCTTCTGACTGCATTAAGCCAATTCTCGCTTGGCGTTCTGCTTTGATAGTCTGCAATGTTTGAGTGTGTAACCTGTTCTGTTTAACAAGGTTGTCGTATTGCTTCTGCTGCACATCAAGAATACCATCTTCATGTTTTTTCTGTCCAGTCTTTTGGTCAACAATATCCTTTCCGTAGAATTTCTCTTTAGTTAGCTGTTTCGCTTTTTTTAGTGCTGCATCTTTCTCCT